ATACTTAACTTCATAGGTGATGGTTGCTTCTTTGCCATGATGTTTATTCTCACGAGCAAGACGACTTGTATCCGCAATGATCTGTTTGCCATTATCCATGTCTAAGAGGATATCATCAATGCCCTCAGAGGCCCTAAAGTCTACAACAAAGTCCTCATAAGACACTTCATCAATGCGACCAAGCACGAGTTTTTGCCAATTAGGGGTCTTTTCAACCTCTCCGTCTGCACGAACAAAGTCATCTCCACCTTCTACCATGAACCTAAGAACCTCTTTCTTCAAGTTTCCGACAAGGCTCTTAGGTGAAACATAAAGAAATCTTCGTTCATCTCCACCTTGCTCCATCTCCTCATTGATTGCTTTTTTGATTGCAACAAGAGAGGTAAGAGTCTTTCCAACACCAGTATCAAGAGCTACTACACCCTGCATACCAGATGATTCAAGCCAAGCGGCCGCTTCTTTTTGTTTGTTGTTTAACTTGAACTGACCACGAGGAGTCTCTGCAACGAATCCACCAAGAGCTTCGGGAGTGAAACGCTCAGTGTTCTCAACAGTAAGAGCGTTCTGTTTAGCTCTAAGTTTTGCATAATACTCGTCCATGAACTTAGAAGCAGAAGCACTTAAAGCTACAGAACCTAAAGACTCACGAATGAGTTCAAAGTCTTCGGGAGAAAAAGTAAAGAATGGATTACGACCTTTATGCCCATCGGGGAGTTTTGGGTCATTAAGTGTACTAATACTAGTCACTTTCTCAGCAAGATCCTTCATAATGTTTCGGTCAGCCTTACTCTCGTTTTCACCTGGTATACCTAGAGTAAGAACACCAGTCTTTGGGTTGACTGTGATGTAAGGTTCAATGAGTCTTTGCTTATACTCCCATTTGTCTCCCTTTTTGACCTTATCAAGAGTGGACACATTTCCTTTACTATCAAAAGCGATACGATCTGTTTCAACTTTCTTAGTACGACCATTCTCTTTTTTGACATAGCCACCTTCGATAAAGCGACCTTCCATGTTCAATATAGTGTCGATTTCATATCCTGCATACCGACCTGCTATGATGATTTCTTTATCTTTACCCTTAGAATCTTTCAAAGTGGTAAGTTGGAAAGTCTTGGACAGACCTTCTGACCCCTTTATCTCTCTAAATGAAGGAGTCAAGACCTTATCTTTGAGAGTTGGGTCGAGGTCGGGATTTCTGCCTAGATTTATTCTGTTCAAGGCTTCTTGCAAAAGATCTTTGTGGTGGACTGGGTTGAATGTGTTCCCCGATGGGTACTTGAAGCAAGCAATCTTAACTTTACGATCTGAATAGACAATCTTTTTCCCATCCCAATCGGGGTAGTTTTCGACTGTGATTATCTCGGTAGAAATATCAGGCTGAATTAGCCTCTTCTTCTGTTCTTTTTTACGCTTATTAATAACCTTTTTAGCTAAATCTTCCATGTTATTAAAGCGTTTGTAAGTGTTGCCAAGATTATCAGTGAAATCAGTGCTATATACACCTTTAATAAGAGGTTTCATAGCTTGTCGGTAGTTGAACACTTCCTTACTATGAGCGGCTTTATTGTCGCAGATTGCTCTGAACTGTAAGAGTTTATCAAACAGTCTAACTGCTCGGTTGTAAAACTTGAGGCGAGATTTAGGTACAACATACTTAAATCTTGGTCTACCTCTTGAGTCGTACCCCGCTTCTGGCTCACCAGTAGGGAGTCTGCCAAAACCATCTTTAAATCGAGGTACAGAGAACTCTTTAGAACGAATCTGAGCTTCTTTTATCTGCCGAATAATGCTTTTATTCTTCTCTTCTTCACCAGGCTCATAAGAAAGAGTAGGTTTACCACTCTCATCCTTTTCGATTGAACACTTAGGGGCAACGAAAAAATCGTTGGGGTCAGTGCTTATGTCGTAGACTCTCTCCTCTTCAACTAAGCTCTCTAAAGCAAGAATGACCTCTTTATCTTTTTTAGAGAAAACAGGTTCTTTAGGTTTACTTCGAGGCTTAGGGATCTTAGTGGCTTGCTGATCGTAGGCAACTGTGAGATACGCTACCCCACCATCAACATAGGTAGGTCTAGTCTCGACATGATAACCTTCTTCAATTAAAGAAGATTTGAGCTTCACATCTCTGATTTTCTTTAACTTAGCGGCCTTTTCGATCTCACCTGCGACCATCTTACTTGAGTTCGCTATTAAATCGCTGATCTCATCACCAACAGAGAACTGCACATATCTAATGTTAAACTTAGGATTGCTTTTAACTTCTGTAACCACATTAAAACCAAGCATATTAAAGGCTTGTTTGATGTAATCTGCATAAAAGGCGATTGTTCTTTTGAAGTCTGAACTACCTGCGGCACCTTTGAGTTGCCCTATGACCATGTTGATGTCGGTACCTGAAAGTACAGCAGTAAGACCTTGATTGATGTTGCCATCAATCACAGCGAGTCGGGCTTCGACTTTAGTTGCAAGCTCTCTTGTACCTCGTGGTGCTTTGATAGCGTACTTTTGCAGTAAGTACCTCCAACTCTTAGCGAAATCATTTTTAAGGGTTGAAACCTCAAGTATTTCCCCAGGAGATGGGGTGATGCTGTCTTTAAGACACTTTTCGTAAAGCATCTTAAAGTATTCGTCTACAAGGCAAATATTGTAATATATTTCAAAGGAGTCAGTCACCTCTTTGCGTCTGATCTTGACGATCTTGCCTTTTATTGGTTCACCGTCTTTATCGGTCTCTTCTACTTGTTGTCCTTTTGCATTAAGAACAGGTACATAAGCAAAGTTCTTGACCACCATGTCATAGAGTTTACCTCTATACGGTTTTACAATGCGATTTCTTCTTACAGCCATTGTGTTCTCCTTTGAGTTTAAATCTACAAGTATTAACAGTAATAGATAAACTACAAATCAATCCTCTATCAGGAATCCTTGATTCCTAAGTTTGATTGTTAAGTGTGCCAGCTTGATCGGGTCATTAGAAGTGATCACAATTTTATGGTCTTCAATTATACTCACATCCCAATCCTCTCGTTGTAGATTGCGTATGAACTTTTCTCCAAAAGGATACTCTTGAGGGTGTATCGTGATGTCGTACTTTTGAGTCATCACTTCTGCGACCCATCTTTTTACGATGTCTTTAGGTAAGATCTTATCGGTCATAAGATCACCCTCTTCCGATCAACATCTTCGGGTAAAACTCTAAGAAGAGTGATATTTTCGCTGATGATTTTAAAGGTATTATACACTTCATCTAATTTTGGTGATTGTTCCATCGCTTTTAAACACTTCAAATATCTGTATCTGATCTTTCCTTGTGTGTCGCCTAACAGACGAGCCACATAGCTTTGGCTAGAGTAGGTGTATAAAAGAACTAAAACTTCGATGTCTTTATTGTCTATAAAGAACCCAGACAGTAATCTTCTGAGTTCAGCTTCCTCATAGATTGTAATTTGTGCATAGACTCTCAATCTATCTAACCCTCGATTAACCCTGTAATGGACATTTGGCTGTGTATAACCAAAAATCCTTCCGAGATATGCTTGGCTCAATCCATGTAATAGATGCAACTCAACCATATCGGCTTCTACTGGAGATACTTTGCTCATATGTTCTAAGATTGAATGTATCTTTTCAACCTGATCATCCGAGACATAGCTTGGAGTCGGACAGTTTTGTAGTCCATGTGCGTCAGAAAAAATCTGCTCCATTAGCTTTTGATCCATTTTAAGCTCCTTCTATTGAGAGGCAATCTATAGTGTGTACGATTTCTACACTTCTAAAAGAGAGATGGACAGCGTACATTCGTACATCACCATCTCTCCAAGTCATCACTACCTCACCCTCAAAGCTCTTGAAAGGACCTGACTTTAATCGCACCCAATCTCCTTGTTTGAAAGACCCACCCAAGTTATCAACTTGTTTTACCATTTTCTTTAGGTCTGAGTCAGGAACAACTCCCATACTCATAAGACCTGTACGAGTGTCAAGCTGTGAGATGATGTCTCTTACAAGACCAGATTGCTTCAAGCTATAATACTCTACAGCTCCATACCCGCTCTTAATGAAGATATAACCCTCCATCAACCAAATAGGTTTATGATACCTCTGAACCATTAGAGGTATGTAGACATCATCAACATTAAAAGCAGTATTTGAAACAATTCGATCTTTGAGCGACCCTTTGAGGGCTTCATCTTCGCCTTTAGTTGAAAGCTCAAGGACAACCCACGAAGTTTCTCTCATATACAACTCACAGTAAAAAGAATGGTTTTAGATAGATACCATTCTTTTTACCATCTTACTAAACTCAGACAACGAAAGTTGGCTCTTTAATCGTGTATTATTCACTTGAGGCTCTGAAACAAGGGATTTTTTCTCTACTAAAGTTTGAGTCACTTGTATGGTTTGGATACCCCCAATCTTCCATTTCAATAAATCGCACTTAAACATACCTCCTGTTGGTCTGATCGGGCGACTCGCTAAACTGTCTGCGAGGCTTAACAAAGGCATACCATACCTATCCCATATCTCTTGTAAAAGAGGTCTGTTCCAATATGGTGGAGGTACGCCCGCTTTCATCCCAAGAGAAATCGCAAACATACACGCTGATTGCAACCTGTCATAAGCAATACCCACAGGGGTAGACTGTAATAACTCATCTACTAGGCTTAAGGACTTAGAGTTATCACTCAATAATAGCTGACAGATTACATCATTGCGATCCACATGAAGATAAGACCTTACACCTAGTAGACCCACCTTGCCTTCATTTGAGGAAGCAACACCCTCAATCGCTTTTAAAGCATCTCGAATATGCCCCTCTGTAAAGTCAGCTATTAAGACCAATGCTTCACGCTCATACTCGAATCCCTCACACTCACAAACCTTTTGTAAACGATCAGCGATTTCTTCTGAATCCACATGACGAATGATAAAAGCAGGAGCACACCGACTTAATACCGTCTTTCTCATCTTCTCTGGTTCAGTGGTGGCGAAGATACAGACGAGCTTCTTATCAAAGCTACCTCGATCATTCTCCTCCATCGGTTTTAAGAGAGCATCCAGTGCATCCCGACTTAGCTGGTGACTTTCGTCAAAGAGGTAGAGCTTCTTATTACCCGAAAAGGAAGAATAACCTAGCTCTTCGAGTAGCTTCTTTACATCTGCTTTCCCACTGTTGGTAGCCGCATCCACTTCGATAAATGAGTCATGGCTACCAACAAGCATAGCTTTACATGAATGACATTCATCACAAGGCACACCCTCAACAGGCGACTCACATAATAAAGCACGAGCCATGATCCGACCCAGTGTAGTTTTGCCCGAACCATAAGGGCCAGCGAATAGGTAAGACTGCCTCCAACCTGCATCTGACTTAATAAAGCCTTTGAGCGTTTGGATGGTAGCCTTTTGACCTAGCACATCGCTGTATGTTCTAGGTCTATACTTCGTGTCTAATGACATCTTCTCTCCTCTCATATAGGGTATATGTACCCTTATACTATTTAGAGGAGGTTTAAGACTCTTAGATCAGATAACCTCTACCAACAAGAGATTCCTGGTTCTGAATTGGAGTTTCAGACATCCCCTCATCTAAAGTCATCGTGAGACACTAGGAAAAAACCATCTAGTTTTAGGCTTAGAACCACATCATGTGTTCTTAACCATTCGGGTGATGAAACAGTGAATGTAACCATGTGTCCTTTATTATCTTTCTTATAAGTGATATCGTTTTCCTCAAATGGATTCTCTGCTCCCACACCAATCTCCTTGATTGCCCTTACCACTTCGTCAGCATTTCTACTAGGCACAGATAGAACCATGGACCCCGAAGAAAATTGATGTATATATGCCAATTTGTTGACTACTTTATGTATACCTATGTCATTCGGACGAGCCGATTTTTCAAGACGAGCAATACGACCCTCAAGGTTACGGATGATTTCACTAGCTGATCTTCTCATGATGGTTTCTCCATTCAAGTTAAGGTTAAAGAGACTCCTATGAGAATCTATAAATAAACTATTAAAGTTCACACAGGCTCAAGAGAGATAAGTCCTCGAAAAAGATCAGTGCGATCATCTAAGAGAGGAATGCCCTCTACCTCAATAGCCTCATTCATCTCATGTTGAGTCATGTTATCTAGGGTAAGCGTATCACCCTCTAAGTTTTGAGCTACGATGTCAGCCCATAGGTAGCGACCTCTACAAAAGTCTACTGCCCCAAGTTCAGCATCGGTTAGTTTATATACCTCAAAATCCATGTGCCCAATATCCTTTACTGTAAAGAGCAATATTACCATCACTCAGTTCTAACTCTTGGTCAACGATTGAACCCATAAAGTCCATCGCTTCCCGAACGATTGATCTCTGAGCTTGGTTGACCACTGCAATGGCAGAACCTTTCCAATGACCATCGGGGTGGTCAACGAACTTATTGTATGCATCCCTTAGTTGTTGTGCCTTTTGATCTGTCATGTCTTAGTCTCCTTTCAAGAGTTACATAAGGGTATATTTAAGGGGTTACAAAAACCTAAACTCGGTATCATTCATATAAAGGGAATGGGAGACAAGACACCATGCAAGTCAAAATAGAAAACTACCAATCTATCAAACACGCTGACTTTGAAGTTAAAGGTCTTACTGTTATTACAGGGGCTAATAATACAGGTAAGTCTGCTTGTGCAAGAGCCATAGCAGGTGCTTTCTCTAATGCAAGGGGATATTCTCATGTAAGGCAAGGTGAAAAGTCATCAAAAGTCTCCATCAACTTTGATGATGGCAACTCGGTAATTTGGGAAAAGGGTAAAGGGGTTAATAAATATGAGATCAACGGACAAAAGTTAGATAAAGTAGGGTCAAAAACTCCCGATGAACTTGATGACTTGAACATTGTTTCGGTAGATGTCGATGGAAAAACTGTATGGCCTCAGATCGCTCGACAGTTTGAACAAATCTTCTTGCTTGATATGCCACCTAGTGTCCTCTCTAGTGCTTTATCTGATGTAAAGACAATAGAAGCCCTAGAGAAAGCGTCAAGTCTCTCTAGGAACGAAACTAAGAACCTTAATCAACGCATTAAAGTAAAGCATGAAGATTTAGTATCTGAGCGGGATCGTTTACCTAAGTTTAACGAGTTGGACGAAGTAGGGGAAACGATCAATCATATAAGTACACTTGAGGGGTCGATTAAGACTCTTGAAGAAAGAGTTAAAAAGCTAGGGGCAATCAAAGAAAAGAGAGAAATCTTTATGTTTCAAACACAGTTCGTATCCACCTTGCAAAATGTAAAATTCCCACAAGTGAACCCACATGACTTTATGGGGATTAAAGACCTTGAGCGTGTTCGTATAGAAAAGAACAGACTAAGGATCATGGAAGGTATCGTAGAGGTTGGCTTAACCTCATTCCCACCTATCCCAGATGTAGAGGTGAAAGACCCTGCACCACTTGAGCGGGTCTTGCACAAAAGAAATCAATTAGATCAAACCATCTTACAAATCACACAACTTAATGTAGACTTACCTAATGTAGATTCGCAAGTCGAAAAAGACCTCAGAATCGCTTCTGAACGCTTTGATCTATTCAGTCGTATATCTTGCACCGAACAAGAGGTAGAAAGGCTCACAGAGGAGCTTGATACTATTAGGTGCGAGATTGGAGATACTTGTCCTTTATGTGAACAAGGGATCGACCATTAACCTCACTCTACCCCAAACAGCATCTTATCCCTTAACTTAGACCCCATCTTGTAAGATTAAATAGGGATCAGAAACTGAGCCCCTCAGCCAATTTTCTTGACCCAATGCACTCAGCGAAGAGATTAACTTCCTTTAAGTTTTTCAACCTGTATCGGTCTCGGATTATTTTGGGATGTTGTATCCATATTTCAGCGGATAGAATACCTGCTTTGACCAGTGCTGGGTACTTATTTACAACTTCATTTTCATAGTACTCTTCAGCATTAGGACCTCTGTCCTCGATCTCTCTAAGCAGATCCTCAAATTTATAATGGACTAGCTCTACCACCACCACTTCAATCTCAGACGCATCTGCATCGCCCACCTCTTTCTTAAGCATCCGAACAGCGTCTGTGATCGCTTTCCCGTACTTTCTAGCCCTACGGTTGGTTGAGGATTGTCTTTCAAGTCGTGCAACCCTATTCTCAAGTCCTCTAATAATTTCTGATGCTGATCTTCTCATAATGGTTTCTCCATTTTGTTTAAGGTTAATGAGATCACTTAAGATCACTTATAAACAAACTATAAACGGAAAAACCCCAAATCCCAAAGGGAAATGAGGTTCATTCTAAGATCTTAAAGACCATTTAGACGAGCAAGACTACTAGCCCTCAGTTCCAGCTTCGGTATCAGATCCCATATCCGTAGATTCATCTGAACCACCCTCAACTACTTCCATGTCCGTAGATTCCATACCCGCTTCGTCCATACCCATATCAGACTCAGTACCACCTTCAGTAATTTCCATGTCTGTAGTCTCTTCAGAACCACCCATAACCATCATGTCCATTTCTGTCCCTGCTTCAGTTCCTGCATCAGACCCTGCTTCAGTTCCTGCTTCAGATCCTGCCTCTGATCCTGCGGTAGCCCCAGCTTCCATACCACCATCGTTAGGTGTGGTTTCTTCTTTATCCTTGTCGCAAGCAATAAAGGTAAGAGCAATAAGTGCGATTGTGAGTAAGTTTCTCATAATGAATATCCTTCTTTGTTAAGTGTGTTCAAGAAAAGGTATATAAACAAACTATTAAACTTATTCAAATCTATCTTCCACTAGGAACAAAAACTCCCCACTTGTGGCTAAGTGTAAACCTTTTGTCTCTCATCTTTGTTTAAAACATCATCAGAGATGATAACTTAATTAAGGCCACAGATAGACTATGCCTTTAAAACGATAGAACCACGACTCTTCTTGATGGTAAAGGTTTCTTGTGCATAAATATCACCCTCCCCGTACACAAGGTCTCCCCACAAACCCTTGATAGTCACATTTCTCCCTCTTATCTTCCAATCCCGCCCCAACATAGGATTGTCCCAAATGCTGTATAGAATCCCATCCAAGGTATTACCATTTCTTGTATATTTTGACCACCAAGATGTGTCAAAGGTGATAGTAGATGAAGAAACATCTATAAACACGCTCTTATTTAAATGGGATTTGATCTCCCGATCATTTTGTAACCACCTGAGAAACTTTTTTCCAGTAAGAATCTCAGGCTCATGCCACTCTCCCCCCGCAGGCTCTCTATAACCACCCATCTCTTGTGATCGTGGGTCATCAGGGTGATATGCTTGTCTTTCAAGTCTTGCGATACGAGTCTCAAGGTTATTAATGATTTCTGATGCAGATCTTCTCATAATGGTTCTCCATTTGATTAAGGTTAAAGAGATCACTTAAGATCTATTATAAAGAAACTACAAAACCTCAAACTTAACCATCCAACGACCCACTGTACTCGCACTCACATTAAAATCTATACCCCATGCCATAGATCAAACCCCAAACCAAATCACCATCTGGATTATATGGTGAGGTTGTCACCCCTGCATACATAGTGCTGTCCTCGTCTTTAACGAACTTCAAACGAAACGCACCCACAGGGAAGAACTGACCATTAAGCGTAATCGTGTGTCCGACTGAAGCACCAACATCAAGACCTAAAGATTTCTTGTCGGAGATCTCATAGCCCAATAACTCATAACTCGCACCTAGCATAAGACTAGGTGGTGTCTGAGACTCTACAAGTAAACCTTCCTCTGTAAACCTTTTGTTAGAGGAGGTAGGTAGATTGAACACAACCCATAATGCAAAGCTCTCATACATCTTACGAGATAAGATGAATGTGGCAGAGTTCGTAGGTACAGGTATTGAACCCTCTTCGTACCCACCGATGAACATTTGCGTTGTGCCTAGACTCACTTCCCAGTTATTCTCTTCAGCGTGAGAAATCGTAGAGGTGAGCAAGACAGATAAGAGTAAAGCGATAGTAAGTCTCATGGTGTCTCTCCTTTATGGATAATAGACACTAATAAATAAACTACAAATCAATCCACCCCAAACTTAACCATCCAACGACTCACTGTACTCGCCCCTACATCAAATCCCTAGATCCCTTTCAATAACCATTCAAATAGCATCATAATATTTATGATGCTTTAGCATACCCGCTGACTTTAACCATTGAAATTTCTGCATGATATTTTTGGAGGCTCGTGATGGCTTAACTCCATCTTGCCAAAGACTGTTTATATAGTCTTCGGAGTGTTCACCGTCTTTTGTTTCGTATTCAAAAGTGACCCGCATTTCCTTAATGATGTACTGATCTACTTTCCTTCTCCAAATATCATAAGCATCTTTAGCTTGACGAGGGTTAGAACTTGATTCAAGTCGTGCAACCCTATTCTCAAGGTTATTGATGATTTCTGATGCTGATCTACGCATAATGTTTCTCCATTTGGATTCTTGGTTAAAGAGATCACTTAAGATCTATTATAAATAAACTATCAAAGTCCTCACTCCACTCCAAACTTAACCATCCAACGACCCACTGTACTCGCCCCTACATCAAGATACCTAGCTATCCTACGCTTACCCCACCCCTTACTCCTTAAGTCCTCTAAGATGCCTTTGTCCATCTTTTTCTTGATAGCATTGTTACGACCTTGAAAACCAAAGTCCAACTTGTAAGACATACAATCGGGTACATGAGGCTTAATGATCTCAATGAAACGATAAGCGTTCTCACCCTTAAAGTGGAACTCTCCTGTCTCCCCTTTTTTATGTGTCCAGTTAGGGGCTAAACCAAACTTCTCAAAGATTAAGTAAGCGTTAGCTCGACTCCCCTGTTTTGCCCCAAAACAAATCATAGGCCAATGTCCTGCATGACCATCATCGAGATACCACATAGCCAAAGCTAACTCATCTACTTGGTCTATAACATCAGACTTAACAACTTTCCACCCCTTATCCCTCTCCTCATAGAACAAGTCTCGATACTCATTTAGCATAGGGTGAGCGTGGGTGCGAAAGATATAACTAGGGAACTCCCTACTCATCGCTACTGCTAAATCTCCAGATGACCACACGCCCCACTTCTCTTGCTTCCACTCAAGATACTCTTTCTGATTGGGTGCGTGTCGTTCCTCATAGTGTGAAGCGTTAGTACGAAAAACAATACGACCGTCACCTAGCATAGAACCAATAAGGATTGATCTTAACTCCCCCTCAATCTTTGGTAGCTCAAGACGATCAAACTTAGATACCGTTTCAATCCCATAGCGTAGTCTCCAACTACCAATACGCTTCATGCTTGAGTCAATACCCTCAGAAATCAACAACTCGTTAATCTGCTTCTCTGTTAAGTATTGTTTAGTATAGAGGTCTTCAAAACGCTCTTTAGATATAGGGCATGGTATCGCTCTCATCTTACACTCTTTTCTAGGATCGTAATAACCTTGAGCGTTTTCTGAACACCCTCAATAAATTGTGGGGTTTGTTTCTCCGAGGTAGTTAAGTACAAAAGTAGAGCCTTCGCTTTCAATAGTGTCTCTTTATCCTCGATGTTTAGTATTTTTATATCATGTCTGAGACCTGCGTTTCTCCATTTGATATCTTTGGTATATGATTCGCATAAATCATATGACGAGGTGAGTACCTCGTTGGAGTACATATCATCTTGCTCTTCATTTGGTGTCTGTCCTAGTCTTCGCTTAAGATTTTGGTTTTCTCTCACTTCTCTCACTAATGCTCGATAGAGATCAGCTTCTTCTCTCCTCTCTTTTTTGATAAAAAGCCATATAAAAAATAGAACACCAAATATAATTAGATAGATAAGAAAAGCCTTACTACAGAGGAAACCTGTCATGGCTTCCATTACTGTGGGAACTGGAACAAAATTGTTGTTCATCTTACACTCCTTATGTGGTTCTTAGTGTTTAAGAGTGTAAGACTTGTACCATAGGAGAGTGAGTTAAGCCAAAGAAAAGAACCCTAGATACGAAAAAACCCCACCTTCCGAAGAAGATGAGGTTCTTTCTATGACCTCTTACACCTACCTAAGTAGGCGAAAGTAAAGCGAATATACTAGATATTAACGCTGTACTGTAAGACGAGCAAGACCACGAGGGTTGTAGGCACCAATACCCAAATTCTCGAACACTGAAAAACCAATTGTACGAGCTTTTGGATCGTCAGCAGAGAGAACGGTCAATTCTGTACGAACAGGGATACGACCGAACATTTCTGGCTCACAGCAGACATAAACAGTTCCAACAGGAACAAGACGGCTAGTGATGATCTGAGCACCCCAAAGAGTAGCCTGAAGACCAGTCTTGAGAAGTGCCGCTTGGCTCTCGATGTCGAGGATATCTCTACCGAACTTACGGATGTCAGCATAATCACGAGCATTCATGAAGATACGGGCAACACGAAGGTCGTGACGCTCAATGAGGCTAAATGCGTCAGCAAGAACAGCACCATTAAGAGGAGCGATAACAGGAAGGTCAGCGTTAGTTTGACCTGCAACTGAATCAAATCCGTTTGCCGCAACTGCGTCAAGAATAGCGAATACACGCTCGTCTTCAGCCGCTTGGATTTGAGCACGAGCTAAATCTTGTGCCCTCTCGATAAGGTCAAATCTACGCTCTTTGATTTGAGTCAAAGGAATCTCAGGATTTGAAGCAATCTCGAAAAGAGGGAAGATAACCCTACGAGGTTTGGTGATTGCAAGAATGTTTTCACCCTCTTCACCAACCACAAATGCAGTAACATCTGGGTCTTTGTCGTAGATAGGTAAAGCACCGTCTGGAAGTTGCTCGACTAAGAAAGTCTTGCGACCAACAGAGGTGTAATCTCTACGAAGGCGTAAAGGTTGAGTCATTGAAGCGGCGAGCTTCGCACGACCTTGAGGAGTCTTAATGTAGTCAGAAATGATCTTCTGTTTTACGGCATTATCAACTGTATTACTCATAATAAATCACTCTTCCTTTCTATCAGATGCGTTGGTCGTATACCAACTCATCAGAAGTTGAGTCGGGAGAGATTTTAAGAATACCGATGGTAGTAGCACTATCAGTATGATCGTGATTTGCATTATTTACAGCGGTGGTCAAGAAACCATTGATAGAAGCAATCAATGTAGCACCAGGAACATAAGTTGCTGTGATGTCAGCATTGGTAGCAACATTTACTGTCTCATACAGAAGGTTCGCAAAAGTACCTTGTGCAGAAACATATGGGCCACGGTTAGAAGCAACACCTGGTTGATTCTCAAAAGCATTGCCCGAAGCATTGTTGATGAAAACACCAAGCACACGCTCAGTAGCAGGAGCGGCTGCCACTGAAGGTCCACCATGCTCGTTAGTAGTACCACGAGTAAAAGCGATAGAACCGCTAAGTACTCCGAGTACATTTGTTAAAAGACCTGGTGCTGATGTAGCATTAGCACCAAAAACGGGGTTTGACTGAGTGAAAGCACTGCTGTGTAGTTGACCTACAGTATTACGCACACCAACATGAAGTATACGCAACGCAGAGCTTGACTCTGTAAAACCACCACTAGCTTGTCCAAGTAGAGCCATGAGATTTCTCCTATTAAGCTCGTACTCTCTGTTTTCAAGAGAGTAGTGTAGTTAAGAATAGGGTGGTCTTACAACCGACCCCCAAAAGTTTTCCAATATAATAGCGTCATTAATAAATAAACTATTACAGTTTATTTATATCTTATCCGAAGAACTTGCTTACATCGGGAGCAGATTCCCAAAGTTTAGAAAGTTCGTCTGAACCTCTTGAAGCCTCACGAGAAATGTTCCCAAGAGTCTTAACTGCCGATTTACGAGCTGAGGTGCGTGGGCGATAAGAAGCTTTCTTCTTAGCCTTTTCCTCAGTCTTTTCTTCTTCAGAATCTTCTTCAGTCTTTTCTTCTTCGCTAGAATCTTCTTCGCTAGAATCTTCTTCGCTAGAATCTTCTTCATCAGAATCTTCTTCATCAGATGCAGTAAAGATTGAAGCGAGGCGAGGATCCATAGCCATCAGATCGTCAGCGTTCATATCAAGCCCCATGACATCTTCACCCATCATATGAGTTTCAATATCATCAGCTTCAATATCATCAGCTTCAAGTTCATGAGCTTCAAGTTCATGAGCTTCAATATCATGAGCTTCAACAGTTTCTTCGGCAGTGTAACCAAAGTTTGAATCGTTCATTTCACGAGAGTCATCAGCCTCAAGCTCTGCAAGAAGAGAAGCCATGTCATCTCCTGCTTGACGATCAGACATATAAGCAGAAAGAGCTTCTGCGAGTCGTTCAATCTTAGCAAGACGCTGAGTAGGTTGACCTTCAGATGGCTCATTTTCTGGAGAAGTGTCGATCTGTAGTTCTGGGTCTTCAACTGGATTGTCTGTGCCAACTTGTACAGCATTATCAGCGAGCTTACGAACCTTGCGAGCAAGACGAGCGTTTGCCGCTTTGAGCATAGCGATTTCTTCTGCTAGTTGATCTGCTGAATTCATACCCATGTCATCAGCTTCAAGTTCAGCCATGATGTTTGCGAGTTCATCATCAGCTTCAATATCATCAGCGAATGACTCACCAAGACCCATAGCGACTTCATCACGAGAAAGGAATCCGTCTTCGTTTGTATCCATAGAGTTGAATGCAGAGTCTGAACCACCCCATTCGCTCATGTCGATCATTTCATCACCGTCAATGTCATATTCATCGAACATACCATGACCCATGTGACCATCAGCTTCAATCTCATCACTTGCATTACCTGGACCTGTGAAGTCAAGACCATCATCATAGTCAGTACCGACTTGTACAGCATTGTCTGCAAGACGAGCAACACGAGCATTAACAGTACGATTAGGGAGATCCATCATGCGTAGTGCAAGATCTTCAACTTCAACTTGAGAAGCTCTACGACCAAGACGAGATTCAGCGATTTGAATACACTTTGCCGCTTTACGCTCCATAGCTTTCTTAAGATTCTCTTGGCGAAGATCATCAGTAAGAGCATAATCCTCAGCGGTCTCATCAGAAGAAGCAGGGTGTTCAGGAGTCCAACCTACAGAGGCAGGAGCTGGGCCTGAGCGATAGGGTCCTTTACGGACTCCTTCACCGAACTCTGAATCGAGTCCATAAGCGTCAACATCGGGTTGATCAGAGGAGGCAGGATGACCGAAGTGATCCCAACCGAGGTTATCAGAACCTGGAAGGGCAGAGTTTGCTCTGCGATTTCTTCTACGAGCAAGTTCTGCCCTGCGTGACATATTCTTAGAACGAGAATACCTAGACATAAGGCAATTCCTTTCTGGGGTGAAACAGGGCGAGACTTATTTCTGCCCGTAAGTGTTAAGGGATAACAGTTTAGCTAATCTTACAAGACGAAGAGTGTCTTGCTTCGATAATTTTTTACCGTTTAAGTAGTTGGCTTGCTCAAGATAATCAACAACACTATTATATTGTGTTGTTGTACCTAGAACACTAGCCAACTTATAAACATGGGTCGGGACATGAACTTTACAATGGTTGTTTACCAAAGTAATGTTCAAGACAGCTTCTTCAACAGTTTTAGCTGTTTTAACAGAAGCATCTAAGAGACTCATATATTTAGAAGCAGAAACTCCCTCTTTGATAATCGTATCATTTTGCTCAACGACAGATTTATCTATTGGGGGGTTCATAACTTCTTGAGCTTTTTCTGCTTTGATCTCGTTCTCTAGTTTTTTACGAAAACGATCTACAATAGCAGTCTCATACACAGATTCTAATTGTTTGAGCAAAGACTCTGAAGGGGTTGAAGCGTCATCGCCTCCACCTTCTTCTTCATCCTCATCCATATCAAAAGGGCCAGCCTTTTTAGTTAGTTGACCATGAGGGTCATACCAAGGAGAACTTTGTAAGCTAGAGGCTTTGGCGATCCACTTTTCGGGGACTTCATTTAGTTCCACATCCGAAGCAGATTTTGCCATATCAGCAGAGGGTATCTCTAATGTGTTTCGAGCAACAGCTCCTGTAAATGCAGGAGTTGCGACCCAAGAAGCCTCAATGAAGGTAACACCTGCTGTGCCACCAATATCTTCATGCCCACAAAGCTCTGCTACTCTATGCTGATTTCCTTGCTCATCATAGAAAACATTGCCCTTCTCATATTTAACATGAGAACACATCTCTGTTTCATCAGCGGCTACATGACCACATTTAGTACAAATGGTAAAGTCTACGCTACATCCCATAGACATTGCGTTCATTTGACCCGACTCGATCTGTTTTACTAAGTCTTCATGCTTACGATCAGTGGCGACAAGGATGTCTACATATAGAGATTCACCTATGTCTCTAAGGACTGCATCTATAATGCGACCTTTTGAGAGTTCTTCTACTTGGATATGCTCAACAAAGTTATGAGCACCAATGAAAGTCGGATAAGACTTCTTGATCACTTCCCTTGACCATGAGTCGAGGTTGTTATTGATGAACTTATCTGTATCTGAACTTATACGATAGTCAGCATATTTACGGTTAATGGTTTGCCCACCCTCAGTGATCGAGCCTGTCTTTGTATTAGGAGGCGTGAAAGCATCGACAGAACAAACGATTGTGGAGTGTGTAAGTAGAAATCTATCGGGAGTGAAAGGTTCGCCTAGAATATCCTCAGCTTGCTTTTTGAGCGAGGCATTGATGGTTTTATCACCAGAAGCGATTCTAACTTTATCCCATTGTAGACCATGAATAGAGGGCTGTACTACATTAGCCCTAGCATATCTTAAAAATGCCATGCTTTACCCCTTAATGATGTCGGAAGGTTTGATGATGAAGAGACAAGTATAACAAGCGAGCAGTTTCTCACTCTTACCTCCTCTTCTTTTGTAAACAGTATTGCCGAGTGGGTTTTTGCACTTAGGACAACAAGGTTTTACCTCATGCCGACATTGGCGATATGTACGATCCCTTTTGTACCAATAAATAGCTTGCTTCATGTACTTGGAGGCGACACGACTAGCTTGCTTTTTAACAGAACGAGATGAAACAGGAACAGTACCTACGCCACCAGGGATAGTATCTTGGTCATCTTCGTAAATGTTCAAGTAATCACCCGAAGTATCTACTACAAGATCCTCTACAGGATAGCGTTGCGAACCATGAGGAAACTGCACATCTACCATACCAATAGCAGGAAAGATAGCTATAACCAGACCAGACCTTGACGGATTACCCCCAAGAAAGGGATAGACACGCATCCCAAGTTCAAACGCTTGGGATCTACGCTGATAATCAACATACTGTGTAGATCTTTTTTGCATGATTTTAGTGCCTCCACTCTTATAGTAGGTGTCAATAAATGAACTATTAAAATTATTTGCTTGTTTTTTTGAGGTTGCTGACTCTGATTCTTGAGTTGCTGTGTCATCAAACAGCTCTGTAAGCCTAGTTCTTATCTCTTTAAGTTTCTGCCTCTTAATCGCACCATCTAAATTTTTCACTTTTTCTAATTCCTGCTGTATCTGCTCCCACCTAAAGCGTTTGGCGTTTCCACTGTAGAGTTGGACACCATCAATGCTACTCCGAGTTTCTTCAGCAAACCATCTAGTTCTGAATTCCTCCCCTGCCGCTTCTCTTTGTTCATCGGTATAGGGTTTATTTGTTGACAGATCAATCCCATCAACAAACACCTCGAAAAACTTCTCTTTGTTATCTCTCCAAAATTCCTTCATCTGCTTCTTAACTTGCTTGGAAGCCCCCTCATCACCCTTTTTCGGTTTGTAGTGACCGTCACCTTTAGATTCTTTTTCGACTGTGTAGAGATTAACGAACCCACCACTCATGTAATCCCTTAACATCTTCTTCATGTCATCAGATAAAGGATTAGGGCAAGGATCATCTGATGGTTTGAGCTTCCTGTCACCAAGATCTTTAGAATTATTTGTTGGACCACCTGGACAATAGTCGTCATCCAACAAGTCAAGCATTTCACCATAAGGCCCTTGTTCTCCACCTACCACAGCCTTAAAATCTTCTGTGTCAAGGTTTTCAGTGACCGACTCAATTAGATCTCGTGTCTTACTAGGGTTTGTGCCTTGTTGGGAGAGCAAACTAATTCCTTCTTCCCAAGCTTCAGATCCTGTTTGCCTTGCAAGCTCAAGCAATTTGTCGGGTACTTCAGCATACCCATCAATGACACCTTCCTCTTTTATCATGCGTACTGTATTGAGGGCAGTTTCTGATGATTTTAAGTTTGCGATCTTACCTTGTAAGGACTTCTTTTCATCTTCGGACAGTCCTTCATCTTTTAAGGTTTCTATAGCCTCGTCAATATCCTCTTTGACCCTAGAAACCATGTTAGTACGCTGATCTGTGTCCATCTTCTTAAAGCGTCTTGATTGGACTCTGCGTACATTCTCTAAGTGTTTCTCTTTATCATGATCATCCCCATCACTAGGAAACTCACGCAACCCAAACTCTGGGTCTTCTGCAATGCTCTTTTGTGCGTGGGTAATTGCTAGGTATTTCCCTAACTCTTCTGCAAAACCCTCTCTGTCTGAAGGGGGCTTCGGAGGGCCGAAGTCTTTATTCTTCACTTCGTCATCGAGGTATGACTGTAGTCCATCGAGTCCATTATTTCTCATGACATCTTCGACTGTGACTGCACCAGAACCGTAAGCGTCAGCCATTTGTTCGACTTGATCTTCAGTGAGTTCATCAAGAGCGTCCACAGTTTCACTTATCCTCTGAACAAGAGTCCTTGTGCTTTTTCTAGTTGAGGCAAGATCCTTTTTTTCAAGTTCCTTGATCTGCTCTTGGAGATCTCTCTTTTCTTTATCACTTAAAGAGGGGTCTTGGAGTTTATCTTCGAGCTTTTCCATCTTCTCGCTAGTGCCTTTACTTAAATTATCTCTAAACGCTTTCTCAAGACGATCTTTGATTTCTGCCTTTTGGACATAGCTAGGCTGTTCAAGTAAAGGAGCACCATCTATAGGCTCTTTGGGTTTCTTGGGTTTCTTGGGTTTCTTGGGTTTCTTAGGTTCTTCCTCTCCTGTTTGTTCAGATCTCTCTTTAGCTCTTTCGTCTAAGACTCCTTTAGTTTCTTTTACCTCTTCCTCTGGAATGTCGGATGTCTCTTGAACATTTAGGTCAACAGCTTCAATACCTTCTTCTTCAAGAGAGGTTGTGAGCTTTTCTTTGACCTTCTTATTATACGGCCCACGCTTCTTACCTTTATCTGATCTTGTACTTCTTGTCTTCTTAGGGGGAGGCTCGCCCACCTCTTCTCGAACCTCTTCATGGATGTCCATAAGAAGTGACATGATGTCTCTCATGGTGCGTTCTTCAACGAGAGACATATCTTTCATGTCTCGACCATTGTTCATTCTTGATAGTAGGTCGTACTGTTCATCATTAAGTTTAGCTTTTACCGAGTAGTTGACCTCTTTCTTTGATTCCCCTTTAGAACCCCTAGCCTTTTCCATCGCTTTGTTGAAGTCTTTGACCGCTTTAGGGTGTTTGCGATTATAGGCTGTGTTGAAGGATAACTCATCACCAGTTTGCCTGCTCTTATAGGTGCGGCTTTTGAGTTTTTCTTTGACCTTTTTAACGATCTTTTGTTCTTTTTTCTGTTTCTTCTTCTGCTCTGGTGTGAGTTTCTGTTTCTTTCGCTTCTTTTTAACTGTGGGTTTACGAGAACCGTCCTCATTTTTTAGAGGTGCGGCTACTCGATATGCCTCTAAAAGGAGTCTGTCTGTTTTATCTAGCTCATTTTGCAGTTCGAGTAGAAGTATATTTAACATCACAGATTACGCTCTTAAGTTCAGATGCTTAAGAGCAATACGCTTCGCCATCTTTTGATCTCTACGAGAAAGGTCTGGGTCGCCTTGATCCCCACGACCAACACCTTGTAGGTCGGGGTCATCGCTGATTTCTACTCTGTTCTTACGAAGGTCTTTGCGTGGTGGCTTTTTCTTCGGAGATCTACGAATGAGCTTCTGTACTGCTTCATCCTCTTTTTCAGATTCGGTTTTAGTAGCTACCCTCATGTGTGGGCAGACATAAGAACTAGCCTTACGCTCCATGCTCGCCATCTTGCGAACATCAAAGCAATGTTCAGCAAAGCTCTTTCTGAGAACTCTAAGTGCTTGAGCGAGGATGAGGTAAAACCTATGTGCGTGTTCACTCTCTCTAGTGTCTAACCATACAGATTGGAGCTTCCTAATCTCTTCAGCCTTATTGTCTAGCACCTCTGTATATTTCAACTCTTTATCAAGAGATACCGCTTCCTCAAATAATGCTTCTATGGTGAGGAAATGTTTACGGATACAATCGGGGCATCTTTTGCGAGGTTGGTTAAGGTGATCTTCGAGTAGGACGATCTGCTTACAGATCTCTCGTAAGTTATATAAAGGACTCATAATCGGCAATAAGCCTTGATCGCTACTCATAACTACACCTTTTTTTTAATGCACTAACTACAGTGAGGAAAATATAAACAAACTATTAAACTTCAAGGTGTGTAACCCCTTATCTATAACCTTATGTATTCAACCCCCCAACCGACTCGAAAAGAGACAACATGACAGACCAAACCACCCCAACACAAACTGATCCCCGAATCCTCTTTGTCCAAGAGGAGTATGGATACCGACATTGGATCGGTGTTATCCCAGATGAGATGACCACAGATTCCATCATCGAGTGGTGGAAGTCTTTGCCCTCTGTGATGGGGATGTTCTTCAATCCCTCGCAGAGCTTCCCCATGCCTCTCTATGAGGTTGAGGATGTCGCTCACGAGGACGCTGACATCGCCACATGGCAGTGGGTAGACGATAACGAGAAACACATTCTAAAGCGATCTGAGATCGTTTTATTTTGTATGACTCACTGCGATGACGACAGCTACATGAAAGTGGTCGGGGGTGGGTATGTTTATCATGCAGGGTACAAAGAAGAGGGTGAAGAAAAATGAGTCAAATCACCACCATCCCCAGTGCATGGGTCTTAGCATATCTAGTCGGCATGGTGGTATGCTTTTATAGGGTCTATAAAACAGACAAGTTTGAGCTAATGTTCGTGCTTTGCATGGTTTATATGTTGGCTTTGTCGATAGGTCTGAAAACTTACTATGGCTGAACCCTACTATTTATCACTCATCATTTTGCTTCTCCTCTCTTTTGGTGTTGGGTTGTTTCATTCAACCCCAAGAGCGAGGTACTTCACTTATGCGTGTATTGCTTCTTATGTCTTAGGAATACGAATAGGACTTTTTTACTATGGCTACTAACAAATCAAAAAACAAAAGATCAATCTACTTACCAGATCAGATAGCAGAGGAGCTTGAGTCTGAAGCCAAGCGTCAAGACCGAACGGTGTCTTGGTTGCTCAAGAGGGCTTGGCTTGAGTCTAGGGAGAAGATCAAGAGGTATCCCGATGTCCAACTATAAATGCATCACCAATCCCTCAACACCCTTGTTACCTAACAAGACTGAGACCCTATTTTAAGGGGGACTTTTATGAGTAGTTCATTATCTAGGATAAAGGATGGTAAGAGGGGTTGGAGTGAGGAAGGTATTAGCCTAATCCAAAAGAGACTTGAAAAAGAGGATAGTCGAGCAAAGTTTATCGACTTGAAAGGGGTCTTAGAAGAAAGTCTTTGTGCAGTAGGGTTTGAAAAGAACTATATGTTAGGAAGTTCGGATTGTGGCTGGTCTCTGAACACTGGAGGTTGGGTCGCTTATGTTAATTTGGGCTATGGTATTACAAATAATGATGAGATAACATTCGCAATTAATGGGGTGTTGCGTCCTTTAAGGGATCTTCTCCCTCTATGGGGCATTTTAAGGGAGAGCTTTTATGAGAACTGAAATGCGAGAAGGAGAGAGGGTATGGACAAAAGATTCAATAGGTAAGATTTTGGATTGTTGTCACAATGATAGACCCCTCGATTATGTTCATTACACGATCAGATCTTTGTTAAGCGATTCATTAAAAGAAGCAGGTTTCAGTGAAACAATAAACCAAGATCAACTCAATGGTTGGGCTTTAGAAATAGAGAACTGGAGTTGCTACATTAAGTTTATAACTCCCGTAGAACATAGTGGTTTGGTCGTTATTGGTTTGGATCAATGTCATATTGGAGACTTGATCTACTTGTGGGATAAGATCAGAAAGAGATGGTCAGAAAGAAATCAAGGGTAGCGATTTCCCCACAGGACCCGAATACGATCAAAAAGAGTTCTAGGGTCTTTTATTTCTTCAATCTTCCCTTGTAGTCCTTTGATCACTACAACACCCTCTTTGGTGATAGACAGGATCATTTTAGATCCTATTTTAAAGGATCTATGTCCAACGCTCTTAATACTACATTCACTAAGGGCATTAGCTAGTATGATGGCTTTCATACTGTCATCATTATGTGAGATTACTTTTTGAAGTTCCTTAATGCCGTAGGAAGACCATTCTCTTCGACCATCAACTTTCTCGGTTAGTGTTTTCATTTCTGATGCACCTCAACTTTGCCTCGTACTCACTCTTTGCGAACAAGAAATCAATCCTATTCTTTATGTGTGGGGAAGCTGTTTTAACATATCTCTCGGCTTGGAGATCAAGATGATCTAAAGGTTTAGCAGAACCTGTGACACGGGCGTAGGTATATGCTTCAATAATTTGGTCGATACTCATTTTTTCTCCTGTTTCCCATCTTTATATGATCCCCCATCTTTCTCGTCATAAGTTCTAACACCTTCTATGGCGAACTCACGAGCAATAAGATACTCAGCGAGTTGTCCGTTAAGATCCTCAATACGCTCCTCTATGTATTCATAGGGGTCATTTCTATCTTTCCAGCCTTCATACCAGTCGAGCATCCTTTGGTATGCTTCAATCTGTGCGTTGATGTGATCTATCTTGGATATGTCTATTCTGTATCTCAGCAAAGGGTTCAATGAATACCTCCTTATAGTTCTTTTATGGTATTTCATTTATGATACCACTAAAGAAAAGGAGAATTAAAATGCCGACACCACAAGAGGAAAAAAAAATCTCTGCGTTTCAACGCAAATCCCTTACTGCCTTTAAAGTCCTGTTGAAAGACCTTAAAAGCTATGGGGTGCAAGCTAAATCTGAACACAAAGGTAGGGGAAAAGCAGTTATAGGTAAGAGGAAAAGACATATAGTTAAGTCGATTAAAAACTTGTCTCAAGTCTTAGGGTTCATGAATAAGTTTGTGGGGTCAGATGAGGTAAGCGATAAAGCATATTCGTGGAGAAATGCAACGATGTACCTCATACGAGACTACCTAGCTGGGCAAAAGCCTCTTAAAGAGGTAAGCGAGACATTCAAAAAAAACAGTGTTAGGTCTTTTAAGGCGATAGAACTCCACAAAAAACAAACCCCTCTTAAATCTGCCATTCCTGTGGAGTTAAGGGCGTACCTGCCCGACACAATCACGATTGATGTAGATGATGAGGGATACATCAAGACGATTAACGATATGTTCGGCAACAAGACTTATACTTTAGCCGAGAAGATCAAGTCTCAAAAGAAGCTCATCAAAAAGTACAACACCATCGTAAAAAAGATTAAAAAAGACCTCAAGTCAAAAGATGAACTAACCAAGTTATCTGCAATCATTACTTCAATCATCATGGAAACAGGAATAAGACCAGGACAAATAGGGAATGGGATTGTAGAAACTGTGGAGGAACAAGAAGTGCAGGTTGAAACATTCGGTGCAATCACTTTGAACGCCACCCATGTCAACTTTGTCCGAAACAATTTTGTCGAGTTGGTCTTCAGAGGGAAAATGGGAACGGTAAATACAGCTTCCATATCCAACTCATCTATCATCAAAGTTTTAAAGGACTATGTAGACAACGCCTTAGAATCTGGCTCTGAGTATATCTTCGTTACTAGTGAGGGAGAGAAGTTCACTTATAGACATCTTGCGAAATACTTTAAAGAGAATTTCAAAGGTTTTAAGATCACTGACTTTAGGAAGTTAAGAGCGACCCAAGAGGTGTTTGATGGACTCCAAGAAGAAAGAGACTCGATGCTTGAAAAGATTAAAGAAGTCGCAGAACTAGAAACTGAAGACTTGACCCAACGGGTTGTTGAAATTGTATCAGACACAATCAATAAAGCACATGAAAGAGCACAGGTGGCATTAAGCCATGATAGTGGCAGTACAACTAAGAAATCTTATATCAACCCAGAAGTTTTGCTAAGATTCTTAAGTACTGCGTCCATGCAAAACACGCTCAAAGAAAGTATTACCACAGGTAAGACCAAGCTCCACTTCGACCCTCTGATGTTTGTTCGAGAGGCGACTCGAACAGCAAGTATGCGTAGGCTCACTGCATCGGGGAGAACACTAGAGAGCATAGAAACAATTGTAGATATGCTAGAACACATTTTTGAGAGTGGTATAGTAGAGGGTTGAAACCCTAAAATGAGGAGATTGCTAGCAATGACCAACATCAATGGTATTAAAAACGACCCCAATCGGAAAAAAGGGAAGAACACATTTGGAGGTGGTAATGAAAACTCCCTTTACATTCCGATGTCTGACATTGAGCAAGAGTTCATCGCCCGCCTTGTTGAACAAGGAGAAATCTTGGTCGTGTTTCATGGTTGGGGTACGGTACTGCCAAAGGTGACATTTGGGGATAAAATCATTCATGCACACATTAAGATTTCATTTGAAAATGCACCTCCACCACCAGGTAAACCTGTACCTTTCTTTGATATGGATCTTCGGACTCAATCTGGTATTAGTCTCTATAGGCAAAAGATGCCTACCTCTTATGGTAACTCCCCCATTAACATCTCCAACGAGGTCGAACTTGAAATGGTTTGGGATATAGCCCTCAAGTACATTGACCCCAAACTGATTAAGCTACTCATGCCCTCGGTCACAGGATTTACAACTAGGCTTGAAGATAAAGACACACATGATATTACGGTTACTGGTAATATGAAGCTCAATCAATCTCAAGTTAAATCAGCTCACAACCTTTTTCAAAGTGAGAGTAACATCAAAGTGTATGACGAAAAGAAGCTCAAAGAAGCGATTAAAAAGTCAAGACTTTAATAGTTTCTTTATACTGTCCTTCATACAAAACCTTAAATATGGAGAACAGACATGAACAAAGAAATCCAATCGGTACTTGCAGAGATCGTTAGCTTCGATCTAAGGATCAATGGCATTGAGCGTAAACTTGCACATCTAAAGTCAGCAGGTACAGGAGACAAACCTCGTCAACTTCAAAAAGGAACATGGAAGATCCCAGTACGGGCAGGTCATGTTCTTTTATCTCAGTGGGCTGTTAAACACATTACCGCACACAATGACATTGGTACAGGTTCAGTCTTTGCGAGAGGCATTGATGAGCGTACTCTTATCAAACTCATTCAGAAAGCTCCTGTTAAGGGTCAAGGTGGCCTCTACACCATGAAGGCTTCCAATGTAGGGTATAACCTTGTCCTCCCGATTGAGGAAGCGATGAGACTGCCTGGTGCGACTCAGACAACAGTCCAAAAAGAAGAGAGGGGTAAGAAAATCACTGTACCTGCTGTTCAGACTACAGCTTCTCTAAGGGATTTCGCTACCAATCAGATCAGCCTCGTCATTCGACCAAGTAACTCTAAGTTTTTACCCGATGATGCTAAGAGTGTAAAGGCTATCCTTTCAGATGTCAAAGCGGGTAAATCTTATTCCCTATTGACAGCTTTTCCTGGTGATCCTAACATCCCACCTTCTTCACAATGGGGTGGCAAATACGCTGTTATCTTACCCTCAAAGTGAAGGTAACCCTTCACTCCCACTTTTTCTTTAGAGCATACCGTCAAGAATCTCATCTGCGTCAGCAGTATAACTCTGTGTTCGAGTCTCAGACGATTAAGTCTTAGTAAGCACCTGTGATGAACTGAACCTCTTTATGGACGCTAAGGTGAAGTGCCTCAAAACGCTCTCTTAAATCCTCATAGTAAGACTCATCACTGTTGAAGGAAGGCATCTTCTCAAGCTCTTCCTGTAGCTTGTCTATTGCTTCAATAACTTTCTTGCCAGCTCTACGAACATCGCTTGAAGCTGTCCTAGACCCCTCAAGTCGAGCAATGCGATGCTCAAGATTTCTAATAGTTTCTGATGCTGATCTTCTCATATCCCTAAACTCCTCTTCAGAACATTCAGCCACCGAGTAGTTTTGCGGTACTGCGTGAGGGATTCCAACGCCACCTCTCATCTCGATGTGATCCATGAATACTTTTAAATGATTATGTCTATCTTCCCAGATGTGGATCTCTGCATCAGGAAACAGTGCCATAAGGCGATCTATTACTCTGTTTTTAAAAGACTCAGTATCTCCTCTGTCTTTCAAGATGACCTCATCAAACTTTAATCCTTTTGATCTTAAAAGATCCTCAACTACTCTTTGAAAAGGTGTCTTACGCCCTGTAAGGACGATGGTGTAAACATCCTTTGAGGCGATGCTTCTCTTAGCTTCTGAAACAATAGACTTAACCCAACGCTCACCTTTAGGTAGACAAGGTTCTGCAAAACTCAATGGGTTTTGATGCCAAACCCCATCCAAGTTATTGTCATACCAGTTTGGTCTTTGTGGAGTTCTAAATAAAGTCCCGTCAAAATCGTAGATGTGTACTGCTCTCATGGTTTTTCTCCATTGGTTCGGGTTAATGAGATCACCAAAGGAGAGGCTATAAAAGGACTACAAAAAGTAATGCCCCTTAAACACCCTCTGTGGCGATGAGGGGTCTAAGGGGCATTGAGCCTTTAGATGAATCAAAGGCTATTGAGCATATTCAACCATGACCGAAGTCAAAAAGTCAAGGACTTTAGAGCATACCGTCAAGAATCTCATCTGCGTCAAAGCTAGAATTGAATCCACCACCACTCTTGCCTGTAGGAGAACCGACTGAGCCACTCATCTTCTCACGAATCTGATCAATGGTGAGGTCTTGAGCGATATCATTCTGGATGTTTGCGTGGATAGGCTTTACAGCCTCCATACAAGTCTTGAACATATCAGATCCCTTATCATGTAAGGTCTTGAACAAAGACTCTTTACAGGGTGCAAAGGTCATCTTATGGAACTGAGGGTCAGTCACAGTGATTGAAATGTCATGTTGACTCAAAGGGAACTCAGTGTTGATTGACTCAAGTTGACGATACTTGTCGAGTGAGAAGATCCAAGTTTTGATCTCAAACTCACCATTGGAGAAACGAGCCTTATCTAATGAACCGTTAGCATCTGTAGGCCAAAAGATTAAAGTAGTAGCAATCGAAGTCTTTGAAGGGTTGCCTGCGATTTTTTGATACTCTGGCCCATGATCCAAGAAGTACCCAACATCTTTTGCGTAAAGTCTACGACCACCTTTAAAAGAAGGGTTAGTAGGATCTCCGTTGCTATCCTCAAACTTAACATCCTCTTCCTCAAGACCTGGAAGAGCGGCAAAAGTGACACGAAATTTACCCTTTTGAGGCTTCCATCGTACTTTGCCACCTGAAAGGATTGGGGACTGAGAACCGAGACTGAAATCTGAAAATCCACTCATGTGTGATCTCCTGTATAAATGGTTAAGAGCTTTAGCGAGTCATCCTAAGTGATTGGCTCTGTTGCTCACATACTCTTATACGATATACACAAGAAGTCGCCCAACTTTTCTTATTTATTTTTTAGATTCACCCAAGTGTCGATAATATCTGATGAATAATATCAATTAATCTTTGGTCGAGTATCGCATCTCTGTCTTAAAAGGTAAAGGTTAGTCTCGTGTGTGTTAGCCATAGACATAATAAAATCGTCCATACCTAAAGTAAGACCGCCTTGTTCCTTGAGCATATCATAAGTGTTCCTAAAGATGACCTGTAAACCCTCCTCAATCAGCAAGGCTCTACGAATAGGGTTATTCATGCTATGTGCTTCGGCTAGAGGTAAAAGCTGATTAGCCATTAGTTGGGACTGTTCGACCATATTAACGGCTTCCCCACCGTATGTACCAACAATCTTCTCTGCAAGGGTGTCGATTTCTTCAATGAGGGTACTGTAAATGTTATCCATCATTTCATGATCACCATAGAAGTTTGAGCCTTTAACCTGCCAGTGACTAGTCCAATGAGCAAAATGAGCACCACGAAGAACAGCTAGGAGCATCTGAAGAAGTGCAAGGTTATCTGTCCGATCACAAATATCAGTAGCCCTCGAAGATTTCTTATCTATATTAGACTTGGCAGGGGGATCTCGCTCATCAAGGGTATACTCAGACCAAGCATCCTCTGGATCTTCCTCTAAAACAGCATAAGATTCCTCTATCAAATCGATGAAAAGGTTAGCATCATCTTCTTCATACCATTCAGTGTTATCTAAGAAATGATTGAGGTCAACTAAGATTGCAGTTTCACCTTCAACATAGATATTGACCGCATCAAACATCTCAGAAAGAGACATAAGATAAGCAGGTATTCCTTGATATAAGAATTCTAATCCAAAGGGCAAACTATACCCGATAGAACCCCTCTTGTTCTTCTTGTAGTACTGCTTACGATAGTCTTTACGATTTTTCCTGTAGTTAGAGTCCGTCTTCATACGCTTTTTATACTTCTTTCTGTTTTGACGCTTTTGAGACACATTAGTGTTTCTCTTGCGTAAAGACTTAGTTCTAGTTTTCATACGCCTTCTGCGTTTGATTTTATACTTGGTCTTTCGTCTAGCTCGACCAGCTAATAACTCTTCGGCAGATAATTCCTCTGCAAACAATTCTTCGGATAAGAAATCACTCATAGTTACTTTCTCCTTTTTTCTGCTCTTTGAGATTTTTGTTTAACTGTGCTGACACCACCAGGTCTACGCTTGTACTTCTGAGGGTTTTTAGCATAGTTTTTCTTGTACTTTTTGTAAGTAGGATTGTGTTTCTTACGCTTGTATAACCTCTTTTGCTTAATGAGGTTTCTACGATATTTTACTCTATATTTACGCTTAGTCTTTAGAGATTTTCGTTTCGCCTGACCCTTTTGAGAACGCTGTCTCTTATTCCCTCTTGGGGGTCGGAAGTTGTATCTGAAGAGGGCATTTTTTACCATCACACCATCTTCTATATCCCAATAGAAATCTTCTTCTTCTGCATAAAAGTCATCTTCTCCCACATAAGAGATTTTCTCAATGGAAGCCATGACTCTACGCTTTAATCCCGTAGATGTGGATTGGTCTATATAAGGGTGTCCATACTCATCTCCAGGCATACCGCTTGATCTAGGTCGTTCATGTAACGCTTTTCCATCGGGGTGGTCATTTAATGCACTAGGGTCTTTCTTTGGACGGTTCGCTCCACCTTGACCACTAGAATCGGGAGGTGAGTTTATTTGACCTGGGCCGACTCGCTGTTCATCTCGACCTTCGGGGTGTCCATTTGGTAAAGGAAGAACTCGATCTCTCTGTGGCTTACCATCTTCATAATCTTCTCTTGATTTATCTGGAGAAGAGGTATCGTTTTGAACTTGGTCTTGTCGGTTTTTATCAACCCAAGTTTTGACACCTGCCAAGTCTTGAGCTGGTTGGGCGGCACTTTGAAGATAGCGATGAGCTATCCTACTAATAGACGCTGTTTTAGACTTAGCGTTAGGTTTCCCATGTTCTTTTTTGATCTCGACTGCCTTCTTGAAGTCGTAAAACACCTTGAAGTTCTCTCCCAAGTCTTCATTTCGGTTCAGATCGGATACTGCTTTTGAAACGCCCACAATCTCTGGTCGAATAAGTTTCACAGGCTTATCCCAAATGACTTCTTCGGGATATCCATACTTAGGCTCAGTTCTAGTCTTAAACTTGAGAGCTACGATTTTATCCATGTGTTCTTTCCTAGAACCACTGACTTGAAGACTCGTAACCACTTGCCCATAAGATCCAGAAATAGCGAACACACCTTTAGCACCAGGCTGGTCTTTGTAGAAGTTAGGTCTTAGATGTCCATCTTCAATGATCTCATCAGCACGATCTCTGTATGTGTAGTGATAATAGTAGTCTTTTTCGACTCGCATAAAGTAGAAATCATAAGCCATCGCTGACCCGTCAGACCCTAAAAACATGGGTTTAACTTTGGAGGATGCTTTTCTCAGAGGAGATGAGTTGTTCGCAAAACCACTATCATAAGGGATAACCCTAGCACTACCGCTACCACTATCATGAACATAACCAAAGTCTTGTTTTTCAGCGGGTTTCCTGCCATATGACTCAGAACGATCAAGATTTCTTGATTTGAGATTCGGTGAGTCGGGGCTAGGACGACCTATGTTCCTAGCCCCATCTCCATTAGGCAGTTGTGACCCCTCACCCTTATCTTCAAGATCTGTACCTTTACCCGTGGGTGTGCCATTGCTAAAGGTACTCAGTTCATCGGGTGGGCTAACCTGTCTAAAGAAATCGGCTTGACGGGTAAGTTTAGCTGTTTCGGGGAACTCATTCTTAATCTTCCTTACAGCTTTGATGAACTTTCTAGGTGCGTATCTATCTAAAGCTATGAGCCATTCTATAGGCTCTTTTAAATGCTTAGACCTATATACAGGGCGACTTGACTCACCTAAGACATAAGAGACTATTTCAACTAATTTTCCAGGATTCCTCTTTAGTACAAATTTAATAGCATTGATCGTATCCTCTAAGCGTGGGTAAAACTCATTATCGTCTAGGCGATGGTGAAGTATGTCGCCTTCTTCTTGCCTATATTGTGGAGTTCTCTCTCTAAGACCAGGAAGTCCTGCTGTTGGGTTTACTGCATTGGGATCGCTATCTCGTGATCTTGTATAGAGGATTTGATATACATGAACAAGCTCGTGAGCGACTACTTTGTAGAGAGATTGTTCAAGTTCTCTACCTTCGTAGCGACTCTCTAAATAAGGTAGATTTACATAAATGACAGAGTTAGTCGGATCGTATTTAGCCTCAAATTCTAACTTCCTAGACGCACTCGGAGGTATTATCTCCACTCTCAAGTCTAAGTCTGCAAGATACCTATGAACTCTCGGTGGAGATGGTACTGAGACACTTATACTGAGGTCATTATAGACACCTACTTGGCTGAATATATGTGATACAATCTCTCGTACCAATGGTTTAGGTACTCTTATCCTACTTGTTTTATTCTGCACGATGACCCCTTTACTTTACCTTGTGTGATGATAAATAAACTATAACTGTAACCCCTTATTTATTGTATAATACAGTTGGGTGATACCACTAACCCACGACAAAGCCTTTATGCTGTTGTAAAGGTAAACCTCCCTAGATTGGGTAGTGGTCGATATGAGTGATTCTGACCTCATGTCGTAGGTTCAATCCCAAAAGGGGGGGTTGAGCCAGGATGTGAGATTCTTCTCGCGATTGGGCTTTACGCAGACTCAGATATGCTTGGCGAGGTCAGCTCACTTGCCCGACACTTCGGCTTCTCTTAGGAGAGTCGGGGTGTTTTGTCACCTAAAATATATAACTGATTAAAGAAGTACGAAGTAAAAGGAGAATGAGATGAATTATGACGCACTAGGACTAATCACATTTATTGCGTTATTGGGGTACATGATTTTTTTGAACTCCACACGAATAGTGGAGGTTCACATTTGTGAGTTAAATAAACTCACAATCTATGTAGATAAAAAACCCCCACCAACCGAGTTAAAGTTGGGTGACTGTATCATAAAAAGTATGAGTAACGAACGCTACGGCACACTAAGAAGAGTGATGAGAAAAGGTGCGAAATGAGCAAGAGAGCAGATAGGATTAAAGAAAAGATCCCCATCCTGTCTGTCTTGAGTGCCTACAACTATGATGTACATGGTCGAGATCACCAACAACAGTTCCGTTGTGATCTACATGGAGATGGTTCAGATAATGCACCTTCTGCCCGTGTTTACCCAGAGACTAACACATGGTTCTGTTTCGCTTGTGGTAAGGTACGAGACTCCATCGCAACGGTTATGGAGAAAGAGGGTCTCGACTTTGGTAGAGCTTGCACAGCCTTAGAGCGTAAGTATGGGCTTGAGGTGTGGAAGTACGAACCTAAGAAGGACATCTTTGAGGACACCTATGAAGACCCTACACGCAAAGAAATACTTGTGCGTAGGGTAGAGGGTCTATTAAACGAGAAAACCTCTAGGAGAGAGGATTATGATGACACCTTACGCTATTGGGAGGTGTTCAATATGCTCTCATCGATAGAGGACTCAAAGGTTCGTCAATGGGAGAAGCTATATAAGGCTCTCTCTTAAAGAAGAAACCTTATTAGATACCCAGAATATTGCCGAGTGAATCTTTTAACTTAGATTGCTCGGCTCGTACCGCCTTTGAGTAATTTAAAAGTTCCTTTGTAACATAATCGTTCTTACCTCGTTGTAAGACTTTAGAAAAATCTTTCTGAACATGACTTGGCAAACCTGACTTTAGATCTTGTAAAGGGCCGCGGCTCGATAAATTTTCGTGCAGTTCTGCAAGCATTGCCCACTCATCCTCATTTATCGAAAAAAGAAGATCATTTGCTTCTTTTGCTTCTTTTTCAAGCCTTGCGATTCTCATCTCAAGGTCATTAATAACTTCGGTTGCAGATCTTCTCATAATGGTTTCTCCATTCAAGTTTGTGGTTAAAGAGATCACTTAAGATCACTCATAAATAAACTATTAGAAACGACCACCTTCTTCTTCTGGTGGGTTGTACTTTAAGCCAAGATTCTTAGCGATGAGTTCAATCGCTTCGGTATTCTCGGCTAACATACGACCAGCTTCACCATAGACCCCTCTAAGAACCTCATTAAACTGACTATCGTTGAGTGTCCACATATCACGCTCAAGTTTAGCTTTAGTGGTCATAGGATCGACATTAAGAAGTTCTAAGATGACATCAATGTCCAATGAACCCTTCTGATACAGATTAAAGAGAGCATCAAAGGTATCTTGGTTATCTCGCAATCCAAGTCTAGTGAAGCTAAGAGTTGGGTGTACGACAATTTCATCCCCATCTTCATCTTCTTCAACGAAACCCATTCGTCTACACATTGGCTTCAAGATGTTCTCCTCAACCATCTCTTGAAGAACCTCACGCATAAGCATATAGCGTGTGTTGATGACTTCTAGGTTGATCCTGTCGCCACTATAACTAGACTCACCCGACAACAGAGATTCAGTAACACCTAGACCAGCATACATTTGTCGGTCGGTCATGTCATATTCACCCGATAGTTCTAATAAGCGAGAGTCTGCACCCATTTCTTCCCAAGATACTTGAAAGTTAGCGATGATCGAGTAGTCTGGGTCTTGTAATGCAAGATCCACTTGATCTCTCAACTCTTCGACATCAGACGCATCCATATCCTCTGCATAAACAAGACGGATAGGAGTCATGTGTCTTGAAGCGATTGAGGTTTGTGCCTGTCTTAACTTATCTCGATAAACGAGGACACGAAGACAACGCTCAAGCATAGAGTGTCCACGAGGCTCATATTGTGATTTCTTACGAGCCATATAGTAAACGAATGAACCTTGATCGGGATCGGTGTTGAGATCAATGTTGCGACCATCTCGGATAGCTTCAACAACATCACCTGGCATAGAGTCCACGATACGAAGAGCAGAGGGGTCATTAACCGAAGCTCGTTCAACTACATCACGAGTTTTACTATCGGGAATAAGTTGGATGATCTTCTCACTAGTGAAAGGAAAACTCTCCATGTGAACTTGCTCTGGTGGAAGGATTCTAAGACCAGTCCAACCTTTATAATTCCTTTTAAGCCATTTGAAAGCTCGTTCATCTGCGTCCTCATACTCAGTCCACTCGGTAAACGCTTCGCCATCTTCTTTGAGGACATTTCGACCACTATGTGTGATCTCTTGAGGCACATCGGGGTTATTGTCTTCACAAAAGACAAACGCCTCACCAAGTAGATTGAACTCATGTAAGATTTCTATTAACCGATGAAGAAGACCTACTCGCTTAGACCACTTTTCACAAAACCTTAGAGCTTCATACGCCATATCTCTATTGCGAGCTTTAGGTAATCCTAATCTGATCTTAGAGAGGGGTAGCTCTGTATGTAGGTCAATCGCCTGACCAACGAATGGGTCAGTGCGATAGAAGAACCTAAAGTAGTTGCGTTGTTCGTCTTGACTTTGAGGTAGCTCAAGAAAGTCTGTCGATAGCTCTGGAGAATAGAAGTTTCCACCCGACCCCATCATAGAGCCACCTGTAGTCATCGCTATCTTCACCCTCGATTTCATCTCAGCAGGACTGAGCTTACGAGTGGTTGCTTTAGATCGAGGTTTAATCTTCCCGACTGGTTTTGCATCTATTTCTTCGCTCATGTTGATCCTTCTTATGTTTTACGACAGCTTTTATCACTATTTTAAGTAGTTTGCTGTGTTTTGGGTGTCCTTCAAAGAATAATACCCATGACCCCCCCTTTAGAGTAAATACAATAGAAGTATTTTCAAGCAAAGAGTCTTTTGGGTTTCCCTGTCCATGACTCAGTTGCAAGATACGAGCGATCACTCGATAATCTGCTCTTTTTCGTTCTCTAGGTAATGACATAATATACTCCCTTTGTGAAAGCGAGAGTATAAAATAACTATCAAACAATATGGTAACTGTAAGCCTCAGCCATTTGAATTAGTCCGTCTATGTAAAGATCCTGGTTGTTAGTATAAAACCTCAACCCTCCAAACTTCTCTTTGATTTGAACGACCTGCACAGGGCTGACATCGGGTGTTTGCATGAGGTGACTTTGGATCTGACTACATAAAGTATCAATCAATAGATACCAAGACTCAGATACTTCAAGGTATGTGAGTGTCGGTTCTCCGTACTCGTCTGTAAACAAAGACTGCCATTTGGTTATTATCTCATCATGTGTCATTTTGCACCTCGTTGTACTGAATGTAGAGTCCATCTTGATTGTATATAACATCATCAACAAACGGATATGATTTCTTTAAGTCCTCTAACTGACCCAAACTTATGTGAAACTTGTTAGGGTAAACAGACTTAAACTTTAAGTACCCATTTTTGTCCTCTACTAACTCCCACTTTTCCCCTGTGTGGAGAGATGACTCATGCACACCAAGATTGAACTGAATATGAAGGATCAACTTCTCTTTGGTTTGAGGGGTAGGCTTCTCGGAGAAGTCTTTACGAGCCTTTTGATACGCTTTCCAATTCCATGTAATGTCTGTATCGCTAATAAGGATATTACTAAGGTGTTCAAGACAAGTAGAAGAAAACTCCGCGACTTGTAGTAAATCTTTATCTGACCCCTCGAAAGAGTACATCTGTGTGAGCATTAGATGTTCACTTAAGATATTTTCGAGTGTCCTGTTGATAGACTCTTGTTTTTCGGCTGTGACTTTTAAGATTTTCATGTGTTCCTTTTTGTAGTTTATTTATAACCCCCCTTTTAAAAGCAAAGGGGTCTTATAATGAAAGAAAACCAGATTATATTCTACAATACCACAGTAGGCGAAGCACTAGAGATGCTTGAAATGGAGTCTAGGAGAGACAATGCCTTGATCAACTTTGATGAGTTTGAAGTCAAGTTGAATAAAAAAGGGGACTCTGTACTTGTGACTCTTGTGAGAAGCATTGACGGTATGTCTATACGGGAGGGTTTAATACAGTTAAAGGTAGACTTCCCAGGGAAATTTCGAGATATGGAGAGTATTGATCGTGTGCAAGCAGTACTTGCACTTAATCCAAACAGCGATTGGTGGAAAGGTATTCTTGAGTATCTTGAACACGGAGAACCTCTTGGGTATCGAGTAGAAGAGATCCTAATCGATACTGAAGAGCGTATTGAAGACCCAGACCAAGAAATCTTGATGAAACTCAATGAGTTAATCGCAATGCAACCAACAAATCGTTTCTACAGAAGCCTTTATGACCAGCTTATGGGAGGGCGAGAGCTTTCCGAGAGACAACTTGAAGTTATAGACGAAAAGCTTGATGCTGTACAGATGGTTGGAAATCAGCCTAACAATCAGCTCGTTCGTATTGAAGAAGCACTTGAACTCGACCCTCGTAATCGTTTCTTGGCTCAACTCAAGTCTAAAGCTGAAGATCGTATTCAGCTCTCTGAAAGACAAATGAATGTAGTTGAAGAGATCATTGCTAGTCAGTCCTCTCCAGAGTCTAAGTTACTTGCAGATCTTAAATCCAATGTTAATCTATCACGAGATGACTTTATGCTTATCAATAAAGGTCAGCGTAGAGGCATTGATTCACTCAATGATGAGGAGCGTAAGCGATTGCGTCATCTCATCTACAGAAATGAGCGTAGGCTCAACAACTCTTATTCTAAAGATGAAGTCAGAAGGCTTCTAAAGAAAGGAAACACTATGCGTAAATCAGCTAGTGAAGTAATCAGAAATCTTGAGATGAGGATTGCTCGTCTTGAAGGAAACCTCAACCGTACAGCTCGCATGACTCGTGAAGCCGCAGGTAAACCACAACTTGAAGGAGTTCGCTCAGGCACTGCTTATCACGATGGTCGCTCAATCGCTGACGCTACCTCTTGTATGCTTTATCTCATCGGTGAGTCTGAGAACAAGAGCAAGTTCTACGAGATGGTCATCAATGGTTCAACAGTAGAAATTCTTTATGGTCGCCTCGGTTCAACTGGTCGCAGTTCTGACAAATCATTTATGGACTCTTATGATGCCGAGATGTTTTTTGCAAAGCAACTCAAGTCTAAGCTCAAAAAGGGTTATGTCTCTGCGTTCTCACAGCGTGGTGAACATCGTAAAAGTGGACCTCTCTATGGTAAATACCCTATCGGTCTTACTTCAACACCTGGACCTTGGCAGAACCAAGACATCGCTTACGCACAGGGTATGATCACAGATACTATCTCTGTCATTCGTGCGGCGATTACATCTTTTAACGAGGACGGTATCGTTGATGAGAGGGCTGTTGCACAACTTATGTCAACACAGCGTTCACTCAGCACTAACCGAGATCAGCTTTCACAAGAGAGTGCTTCAGAAATTAAACTCGTACTTGACCGTATCCAAGGAACTGGTCGTGCAGGTCGTCAACCTATTGAGGTTCGTACTCGCAATGCAATTAAGAGTCTACAGAAACTTATGCGTAAACTTGATGGTGCTATGACTGGTGGTCGTAGAAGAGCTTCACTAAGAAGGAATAAAAAAAAAGGATGGTGAAAAACGCTGATCGCCATCTCTCAAAGACTAAGATGTTTCAAAAGGTAAAAGAAAACCTAGATGAAAATCTAGGTAGACTCTATTCAATCAAAGAGAATTTTGTGGGTCATGAATTTCTTAGAGAAAATCGTGAGGTTCAAAAACTACTTGAGGACGCTTCAGAAATGCTAGATGGTCTTAGTGGTGAAAGTGTGCTTCTACCTTACCAACAATTTTTAGATCAGTTCAATAAGATTGAATCCATGCTCAATGAGGTAAAATCTAGGTGTTTGTTCGGAAGGTAAGTTTGTAGTCTTTAGATATTATCCCTTCTGACAAAAAGAAGGGATATGTCATGGATAACGACTCAATAGATCCTGTTACAGTATTGCAGACCATACTTAATCAGATTGTCAATCAATCAGATTCTAAAGAAGAACTAATTAGGATATGGTTCTACATAGGGCGAATGATGGGTATCAGTGAGATATTCCCAGAAATGCAGGTTGTAGTAACTCCAGACAACCAAGGTGAAAACCAACCTGTACTACTTATAGGTACTGTCCTCCCTTTGGTGGTGGATCATCTAACCTCAGAGGGGATCTTAACAGAAGACCTAGCTAACCTTTGCTTAGAAGAGATCAAAGCGATTGAAGAATCAAAGGTATATCATTAATGATGTATCGTAGAGATGGGCTAATCTTTATGACACTCAAGGATAAAAACTGGAATAACCCTAAGATTGCTAAGATCCTTCCATATGAGAGTACAAATTGGGGAGAGTTTTCGGACTTGATAGGAACATCTGTTGAGCGTTTAATACCCGAAGTGTCTCACGAAGTACTTGATCAAGCGATGAGAGGGTTCACAACACCACTGATGAACCAAAACCTTAGAGATCCGAGAGGATGTCTAAAACTCCTCGATGTATCCAAAGCGTGTGATGAAAAAGACCACTGCCTTTCGTATAAAAAAGACCACTGCATCTTAGGGCATCGGAAAATGCCAGATTGTTTTTCCCCAATAGCAACAAAATCGCTAAGACCTCTAGTTTTAGCTTGGTTAGAGGGTTTTTACATTATTCGTGAGAGTAGATGAGAAAGAGTCGATGGACTTATGGGAATGTTGGAGAGTATTTATCTCAAACACACAAGCATTAAGGAGCAAATCAAACAACTCCTAAAGCGTGATCTTTGGATGAACCCAGAGAAGTGCCTTGAGGTAGTCCTCAAATACGAGAGAGTTTAATAGTCTCTTTATATCGCCCACATAATCAAACACTCTATTCACAATAGGAGAATGGTTATGAAAGAAAATGACATTGTATTCGGGTCGTTTCAAAAGACCTCAAGCATGGACGCGGTTCTTGAAACTAGGATTTCTGATCTAACAGATCGTGGTCGTCAGAACACAAGAGAAGCACTTAACTTTGATGACGGTATGCGTGTAGTATCTCACACTAATAACGGTGTTATACTACCTGGACAACTACCGACATCTGGTACTAAGGGAACTGTTGTATCTGTTAAGACCGCAACAGGTGATGTTACCTCTCTTGATGGTGAAGTGTTCGTTAAGTTCGATGGTCGGAATAAGATTGATCGTATTCCTGCTAACTTTTTGCGTGTAGCGAGTATGAAAGTGGCAAACATCAATGACCACTTTATTGTGTTGAGTGGACCTAATCTTTCAGCGAGCTTTTTAAGTCAAGCAGGTGGTGAGTCCACTCTTGTACACAAAGCGACCAAAGACCTATGGAGCATGAAAGTATCAGAGGATGGTTCATTTGATGTTGAGCGTCTTTTTGACGACAACGGAGACCCACTCAAGATTTGATTTATAATCATTAAATACTCCCTATGTTCATAATTTAACAATGGGGGGTTTTTCTGATGAAACTGACTTATATACTATTGATATGCTGTACGCTTTGTTGTAGCGAAGATTCAGCGAAGCCAGTCAGAGAAATCAAAGAGACAAGAAAAAGGTTCAAAGACGAACCCTTAAATCTTCTTTATCGAGTCTCTTCTATAAGATTTGTTTAATGCCCTTCAGGTCATGCTCAATGCAAAAGAACTCTACCTTGAGTGTCCTACCCACCAAACTCAGCAAAAAGGTCGTCAAGGTCAATCGCATCAACATTCGTATCAATATCCTCCAAAGGAGTCTTTACAAAGCCATTGATCTCATCCTCATTGGCTGTGGTATTTGTGCCATTTAAAGGGGTGCTTTCTGTTGGTGCTTGAGCCAAAGCGACTGCAAGTTCATCATCAGCAGATATTGATTCTCGCTTGACTGATAGTTGCTCTGCCTGTGTCATTTGTTCAGCCTGCTGGTCGACTTTGGCTTCTGCGTTTTGACGCTGAGTGATAAACTGATCGACAAGTTTAGCTGTGTTGACTTCAGTAGAGATAACATTCGGATCATTGAATGTCTTAGAGGTCATTGTCTTTGAACCCCAACGCTGTCCAAGAGCGATCTGTTCTTGGCATAACTTGAGCTGATCTCGTAATCGACCTTGAATGTCTTTAAGGTCTGTACGCTTTGCCTTGATAACCGTCATCAAGTCCTCAAGGTCATGTGAGGAGAGCGTGTGGTCGTTGATCTTAGATTGGATATGGACAAGTCGAGTTGCCGCTAAGGCTTCTCGCTCTTTTTGAGATCGACCCGAACGCACATGAGGATCATTAGCAATGAGCTGTGTTTGCTCAAGTGAATACTCGGTATTTTTGATCAACAGATCACGCTTGAATTTTTGGAGGTTATGGCTGACTTCCATGAAAATCTTTTCAGTCGAGGAAAGGTGTCCACGCACGATAGACACTTTATAATTTAACCGACTAGGCCCAAACTCAATAGGATCTGCGTCTAACACGACATCCATCTCCGTAAGTCGTGCATAAATGCGATCAATATACGCTTGTTCAATCATTTTTTATCTCCATCTAGGTTCATAAGGAGCTGACCAAAGTTGTTCTTTGTGTGTCGGATAGCACTCTCGCATTGCTCCCCCGATAAGATACCTGCTGAATGAGCTTGTTGAAAAGCCATGATATTTGCTTCAAGTCCAAGTAAATGAGTTGCAACCCTTGCATCCTCTAAACTTAGACCTGGACCAACACACTCATTTTGATCCCCATAGTTGCCTGTTAATGATACAAAAACATCCCCCCCACCTCTAGGCATCTTTACACTTCGACTGACTGTGATTTGTGAAATCTCAGTATAATTTCGGATACGAACGATCTGCTCTTTTAAATCTTTTACATCACTCATAAGGGTGAGTCTCCTTTTAGGTCGGTAGTTCACTTACCTTTATATGAACTACCCCCTTAAACTCCCCAAGTTTACATGATGAATATCTACCCTATAAGAGACTACTTGAACCCAGTTTATTTCTGTTTCCGATAAGTAGGTTCTTATGATCTTTTCCACTTGATCAAGATCTTCTTCTATTAAGACCTTTATCCCATACCCCTGTTCCTCTTTGATACCCTCATAAGATTCCTTAAACAGATAACCCTCATCACTCCAATAACCGATAGTCCTGTAGAGAGTACAACCTGAGAACCTCCTGCTAAGAGCTTCACATAAACTCTTTACCTTTTCTTCCTTTGTTCCAGATAGGTTGATTTCTATTAATTTCATTTTTTCTATTAATCTCTCTCTTAGTATCTTAGAGAGATTATATCGTATTTCCTCTGTTTACTAAGAGGAAATACTATCTTTTGATACCTTATCCTTACTGATAAGGTGTCTTTAAAAGACATACATCTGGAAGAATCGAAGATGTAGAAGATGTAGGTTAAGATGTTATAGGACATATAGTAGAAGAACTCATATTAGCTGAAGCTATATTCGTAGATGTAGAACTTGAACTTGTAACAGTTAAAGTTGTTGTAGTTTTTTTCTTAGTATTATTTTTAACTCTAGCGATACTTCGTATCTTACTAACTCTTAGAGTATACTCCTCTAAGAGTTTATCTACTCTAAAGAGTATCTAATGTAAGTTACGGGCAAGAGACTAATCTGATCTAGTTGAGGTATTCCTAGAATGAAACTTAACAAGTGTATTAAGTCAGATCTTCTCCCCTGGAGCATACCCAATCTCGACTAAGAGGTTAGGGATATATGTAAGCCACGGCGTATGAACAGTTAATCTTGTGTCGTTAGGTGCGTACTACAAGTAGACTATCCCACCTAATGGTTGTTATCCATCTCCTGTCTTGATCTCACTTAAGAGGACTAGAGACAACTCCCCAAAGGGATGACACGATCACTCTTATATGAAACTTACGAGTTGATGTAAAGGGTAAAACCTATAAGAGTAAAAGAAAGGAGACTATATGCTGTTTATACATCATGGATCGGGAGTAGAGAGGGCTTTATCTGACCTCATGGAGGGGAAAACCCTCATCAAACCTCCCTATCAAGACTTAAAGACTGACGCTGTTAAAGAGCTTGTGGAGATGTACTCTCAAGTTTGGCCTCATGATAATCCTCTCTTAGTAGCAGGTCCTCTTGACGAAGCGAATCCTCAAACCTTAGATATCTTACTTAAGAGGATTGAAGAACCCTACCCCTCAGCCCCCGAACTGATCTTATGGGCTAGAGACTATGGTTCTGTACCCGAAACCATTCGTTCAAGATGTGGGGAGAGGTTTCATTATCAGCCTCAACCTCAACACCCACTTTATGAGGACGCTAAAACGCTCTCTAAGGCTACTTTAGATGAAAACCTTGTCCTAGTATCTGATTGTCTTAAAAAGATCGAAAAGGGGCAACATAGAGCTTTTCTTGAAGCATATGTGGATGTGTTGGTTGATGAGGGGTTGGTAGAGCGTTATGACGATGAACTTAAAGCAGTCCTTAAACGACCTCATATACGCAAAGTGTGCGTATATGGTTATTTCTTGGGGGTTAAATAATGAGAGGGAATGATGAGAATGTGATGGTCTTATATGGGTCATCAAAACAGTGGATTGAGTTGACAGCTAGAGACATCACCCTTGAGTATCGGGCTAATGGATATGATGTTCGTGAGGTAGACGCTAAGACAGATGATCTTACATCATCTTTTGAATCTGGTTTATTTGATACCGACCCGATCTTTGTGGTGTTGACCAATCCAACAAAGAACAAGAAGTTAGAACAGCACCTCAAATCGAGGAGTGGTAGTGAGGTCTTAGTAGTTCACACGAATGATCGTTTACCGAAAGCCTTAGAAGGTTATCTGAATCGTAAACTAGACGAACCTCAATATGAGGATCAGAAAAAAGAATGGGCGAGTGATTGGTTGCATAAGTATGTTGGAAAGTATGCGAAGAAGATCGACCCTGTGTTGTGTCGTGCAATTGTTAATCGTGTAGGGATTGATCTTGGTGCTTTACGATGGGAAGTCGTCAAATATGTTTATGCAGTGGGGGAAGAAGAAGAGATCACTCCCAACATTGTAATGAACTTGATTTCTGACTTAACAGAAGCGAGCTTTATTGATCTTTCAAATGCGATCATGGAGAGGAATCATAAAGCGTTCATCAAGGTTTGTGAAAAGATAGAGCGTTCGTCCAAGACAGATCAAACGATGGCAGTCTGTAATGGGATCTTATTGTCGAACTGTATCAACCTACTTGAGGTAGGTCTGCGAGTGGAAGCAAAGATGTCTTTGGATCATATCGCAGAAGATTTAGGGAAAAATCCTTATGCCATAAAAAACTTTATGACACCCAAGATTTATACTTTTGGGGGGGTTGTTAATCTGAGAAGACTTCTAAATGTGCTTTATGAGTGCGAAAACAATGTGGTTTCTGGTGGTAGGAGTTCCTGGTTGAAATTTAAAGTCGGAGTGCTTGGTATTTTATAGTTAATAAATACACCCTCTTTGAAACCCTCCTTTGGTTGGTACTTTTTAAGGTGGGGGGTTCAACAAACTTATTTTTGAACTAAGTTTCTAAACATCGAAAGGTATGTGGATAATGAATGGTGAGTATTCTTTAAGTAAGGTGTCCGAAGAATCATTAAGGTACTTTAACGGGGATTCTTTGGCAAGTCAGGTCTGGGTTTCAAAGTATGCGTTGAAGAATAAGCATGGGGAGTTCTTAGAGGTAACTCCAGATCAAATGCACCAGAGATTAAGTGCAGAATTTGCGAGGATCGAATCAAAGTTTTCCAATGATGGACAAATGAGTGAGGAAGACATCTATGACTTGTTAAAAGATTTTAAGAAGATCGTACCTCAAGGATCTCCTATGATGGGGATCGGTAACAACCAAATAAATACCTCTCTCTCAAATTGTGTGGTTGTGGAGTCTCCAAGTGATGACATGAGTAGCATCATGAATGCAGGGCGAGATCTCGCTAACCTCTTTAAAAGAAGGTGTGGTGTTGGACTCGATTTGAGTTCATTAAGACCCTCTGGTTCTAAAGTTTCAAATTCAGCGGGTACAACTACTGGTGCTTGGAGCTTTGCCGACTTCTACAGTCATGTCTGTCGCATGGTTGGTCAGAATGGTCGAAGAGGAGCTTTGATGCTCTCTATGGACATCAGACACCCCGACATCGAAAACTTCACCACAATGAAGAATGACCTCACAAAAGTGACAGGTGCTAACATTAGCATCAGGATCAATGATGAGTTCATGAAGGCCGTGGAGTCTGATTCAGATTTCACACTCCAGTATCCTGTGGAGAGTGAATCCCCAACACATACAAAGACGATTTCTGCGAAGGATCTATGGGAAACAATTGTTCGTTCGGCTAAAACTACAGCAGAACCTGGACTCTTGATGTGGGATAACATTTTAAACTACCTACCTGCAAATGCATATCCAGAGTTCAAAACGATATGCACAAATCCTTGTGCCGAAATCCCCTTGTCCGCTTATGACTCTTGTAGGTTGATTTCCATCAACCTGAAACACTTTGTGCTAAATGCGTTTGAAGAGTATCCCGCTTTTAACTTTGAGGACTTCTCAAAAACGGTACAAAGTGCGATGAGACTCTCCGATGATCTTGTAGAGTTAGAATTAGAAAAGCTCTCTAACCTGATTCAAATATCAGACACCGAAGATGAAAAGAGCCTATGGGGAAAGCTACTGACTGCTTGTGAAAATGGTAGACGCACAGGATTAGGAACTCATGGATTAGCTGACGCACTCGCTAGGCTTAATCTTCCCTATGATAGTGATGAGGCTTTAAAAATAACAGATGAGATCTACAAGACTCTTAAATGTGAAGCGTATAAAGAGAGCATAAACCTAGCTCAAGAACGAGGTGCGTTCCCAGCTTTCAATTATGACTTAGAAAAAGACAACCTCTTCATAAAGTCTCTTCCTCAAGAAATCCAAGATGGGATCAAACTGCATGGGCGAAGAAACATCAGCATCTTGACTAACGCTCCAACAGGTAGTGTTTCTCTAATGTCTCAGACAAGTTCTGGATTAGAACCCGTCTTTCGTAATTCTTATGTGCGAAGAAGGAAGATTGAAGAGAAGAACAAAACTGAAAAAAGTTTTGTAGATGATGTCGGTGATGTTTGGGATGAGTACGAAGTGTTCCACCACAACATCTTAGAGTGGAAAACATTAAATCCAGATCAACCATTACCAGATTTCTTCACTGAAAGTCAGAATATCAAATGGGAAAAAAGAGTAGAGATCCAGGCAACCATTCAACAGCATATTGACCATGCTATCTCATCCACAATAAATCTCCCCTCAGACACGACAGAGGAAACGGTCAGTGAAATATACTTGAAATCTTGGAGACTAAAGTTAAAAGGGGTCACTGTTTATGTTGATGGTTCAAGATCTGGTGTCTTGGTGACAAAGAAAGAAAAAGAAACTTTCCCACAAAACCAAGCTCCAAAACGACCTGCTCTACTTGAGTGTGATATTCATTACTCTCAGATTCAAAGTGAGAAATGGATCATTTTAGTCGGGTTGCTTGAAGATAAACCATATGAGATATTTGGGGGGAAAGCGAGTTTGATAGAGATCCCTAAGAAGTACACCACAGGGAAAATCTCTAAGCGTCAGTTCAAAACTCAAAACGGTAAGTATGATCTGCATATTGGAGATGAAGGGCTAGTCATAAAGGATGTAGTCTCAGTCTTCAATAACCCAAATAACTTAGCCTTTGCTCGTATGATCTCATTAGGTTTGAGACATGGAGCAAAAGCTAAGTTTATGGTCGAGCAACTCTTGAAAGATCGAAACAGCGATATGTTCAGCTTCAGTAAGTGCATTGCTCGTATCTTGAAAGGGTATATAGAGAACGGAGAAGTACCCAGTGATAAAAGATGTGATGACTGTGGAAACGACTCGTTGATCTATCAAGACGGGTGTGTTTCATGTACCGATTGTGGTTATGGGAAGTGCAGTTAATCATCTAAACCTATTGTTGATCTTCCTTGAAATTTTCCCCCATAGCATATGACACCCCATAAACTTAGATTGTAATGTCTCGTGGGTGAGATAAGGGGTGACAGAAGAGCCTTTCTTCTTATTGAAGTTAAGAAGGTGTAAGATGTAAGATTGAAGTTCACCCTCATATACCTCTTTTATTGTCTCATGGATGAAGACTTTTGGTACTTTTTTATTCTCGACCACAAAGAAAGCTAGTACCTCTTTAATAAGGTCATGGTTTGGGTTTCCAGTTACCACGATCCTGTCAGTGTCTTCCACTGCAAAGAAGAGGAACTTTTCTTCTGTCTTGGTACTATCAAATCCAATGTCTCTTTTAGTTTCCCACCTGATAATGATGTCTTTTTGCTTCTTTGTCTTTCTTTTCCTACCTTTAACCTTGCCTTTTTTATTCTCTTCATCCCCCGTATGCCCATGTCCTCCGCTCTCAAGTCCTTTACGCACCCCCCCTTTAGAGTCTCCAACCTCTTTTTTGTCGTACTCTTTAGTACCCCCCATACCTGTGGGGTCGAAGTTAATATCTCCCTTAGCATGAGACTCTATAACAGCATCCAAATTATTTCTCGATTTAAAGATGCTTTTCCAGCGATTTAAGATCTTTGTGATATCAAGTTGCTTGCCTTGATAACCTTCATAGGCATTGTCGATCAAGGATCTCAACTCTTGGGGCATATTATTAATAAAGTGTTCTCTTACTTTACTAAGATCAAGTTTACGACCCGACCCCTTTAAACTCCCATAGTCTCGCCACAAGAGCTGATCTCTACCTTCATTCGGGTAGACTCCCTTAGTTTGATTAGTATCATCTAACTGTGGAGGGTGTACGATTAACTTCACATTTGGGATCACTGATTCACAACTCAAGCCCCAATCCCTAGCAGTATTAATCCCCCTCTGTATATTATAAAGTTCGGTAGTCTTTTCACTCTTGTATTGAACAGCTACAAAACCCTTTTCAATGTCTTTGACTTCAAAGAAACTGAGTAATGGAGAGCTTCCTCCAAACTGTTTGCGAGACTCTTTGCCTTGTTTTTCTCTCCAAGTAGAATGCTTTTCGGTGATCAATACTTCCACTTTGAATCCATCTGGACATTCAACGAACGATTGGCTTTTTAGGAATCCTTTTGCTCTAAAAGTCGCTAGTAGACCCTCTACCCGTAATTGTAATTTACCCTTGCCTCTTAGCACTTTAATCTTTGTGTCTTTGGGGATATATGCGTATCTCTGATTGAGATAATGAGAAACACCCCTAGCAGAATAAAGTTTACCTTCAGTATCAGTCCAAGAGTTGTCCTCAAGACTTTTACCCATAAGAACCACGACAGAACCATGCCCACATCTGGGTTTATGTTTATTCCAGTTTACTCCATCCACAGTAAAGTCTCCATAGTCTTCATGGTGGAGTGGGATTACATTCGTGGCTTTACCGTCAATGTAAGAAACAATGTCTGAGGTCTCAGTGAACACCTCTCCATCTTCATCTTCAAACTCATCTGTGATAGGGAATGACTTCATTCCAAAGCGATCATTTTCAAGTGAAAGCCAGACCAAGTTCCCCACAGGATTACCCTTTGTCCATGACATAAAAACCACACCATAAGGATTGTTATGGGCAGTTGTAACTTTAGCTCCAATCCCATAGTTTTCGTGTGGGTCTGAGTTCGATGACTTAGAACTTGAGTTCATCGAACCAAGGTATTTGTACATCTCGCTTGCGGTCATACCCGCACCGTTATCTCGAACACAAAGTTTGAGGATGTCTTTTTTCGCTAATGTGGGTTCATTTAGGATGTCAATCTTAGTCGCTTCTGACTCGATAGCGTTTTGTACCAATTCTCTTAAGTGTTGAGAAGGATGGACATCACGCCCGAACCTTTTCAAGTAATGAGTGGGGTTTTTGTCTGTTAATGGTGAGTGTGGCATTTGTGATTCTCCTTATAGAGTGTTTTGTTGTTGTGTTAATACTTATATGAATACGCTATTATAAATCCATTCTTGCTCTCCTTTCAGATGAACAGGCTTGGTGCTACTTGACCGATTTGCCCTCGATATTTGATCAACTTAGACCATGTGTACTTGAGGAGGTCTTGTTGGTCGAGGTCGTGAAGCATACCGCTTGAGTTGATGTTCTTCATCACATAAGAATCGGGTTTGTTAAATCCCATTCCGTCTTTATCAGTCGCTCCATCACACGCTCCATCGAGAGCCTCACTTGCAGTGATGATTTGAGCTTGTATATTAGTGTCTACTGAACGATTGAGGATCTTTGAGGGGATTACACTAGTCCACACAGGGATTTGGCTTAGAACCTCATTTTGAGCCTGTTGTGCGATAGCTTTAGTTACCCTTGCATCACGCTCTGAGCGAGTCTCTTGTTTGATCGCCACTCCCTTAGTCCTAGTGGTAGAGGTCAAAGCTCCACATTCCTTCTCAATCGAAGCCTTGATGAGAGCCTTCTTCTTGTCGATGAGCTTAAGGACATGGAGATCCATAGCACAGTCGCTGACGAGTCGGATGTACTGAAGGTTTTGTGCCGTTTGACCGATACGACAGATACGGTCTTCGGCTTGAAGATTAAGAGCTGGATTCCACTCTTGATCACAGAAGATCATCTTGCTTGCTTTGGTGAGCGTGATCCCGACACCACCTGCCTTGATGGTGCAAGCGATACCCTTGAGCATACCTGCTTGGAAGGCTTGTACTGCGTCCTCTCGGTCAGACTGATGAGTATCACCCATGATGACAGCCCAACCATGACGCTTCGCCATAGCTTCGATAGGGGCACGATGTGCTGAGAACACGACCACAGGCTCGTTAGCCTCCTCAAAGCTCTCTACCATCTCTTCAAGAGCAGAGATACGAGACTTTGCAAGCTCGGCTCGGATTCGACTAAACTCGCTAAAGTCGGGTAGTGAGCTTGAGCCATGCTCTTTCATTGCCTTGAGCATCTTCTCACTCATCTTGAGCAGACGCTTTGAGCCTACCTCGACAAGTACATCTTGGTAAGTCTTAGGAGGGAGGCTTGTGAGTACCTCTGTCTTGAGTCGTCTAAGCATGACCCTACGGAGCTTCTCAGGTACACATGGGTTAGGTGTGCCGAACTCATACCCCCCATGATAGTTCTTATAACCGTTCATGTCTCTGATGAACCCTTTGAATCCACCAAACACTGTGCGACCCATTCCGAAGGTGCTGACCACTCCCCAAAGGTCAAAACCCTTGCTCAAGAGTGGAGTCCCTGTCATTGCCCAAGATCGCTGACAGAGGTTGCTCAAAACCTTTGTACGCTTGCTACGCATAGCTTTGTGGCTCTTACAGAGGTGTGCCTCATCAGCGATGAGGACGGTCTTTGCAAGTACATCACGCCACGCTTGTGGCACATTCTCAGAGTCATCGCCCCACTGAGATGTAGGGGTCATCTCGGTAGGCAAGATGTCATAGTTGATGATGACCACCTCGTTAGCTTGAGGGAGTTTGAAACCCTTGCGACCTTTACAGACCACTGGGGAGAGATCAGATCTCCATTTGCGAACCTCGTTCGCCCAATTGAGCTTCAAGGTTGCAGGGCAGATTACGATTGCTCGACCACCCTCTTCGATAGCCATGAGAGCTTGGAGTGTCTTACCCAAGCCCATGTCATCTGCGAGGAGGCAGTTTTCGTGAGAACTAAGGAACTTCACACCATCAAGCTGATAGGTGTACGCCCCACCACTCTTTGCACGAGTGATAGCGTCTAAGACAGTGCTGTCGTGCTGAACACCATCAAACCCGATGGGGAAACTGAGGTTAAGACGCTTAACCCCTTCCATCACACGCTCACGATCCTTCGGAGCGAGGCTTACAGTCCAACACTTCAGATCACCATCCCACCTCGCACCTGGCATACCACGCAAGATGGGGAGAGCTTCAGCCTCATAGGGCATCTTGATCTCTCCTTGAGCGTTGATCTCTCGCACAGAGGGTGCTGAGAGGAGAGCCTTCACCTGTGCAGGACTTGCGTCCACACACTGAGATGAGTTGCAGATGGTGGTATAAGCACCACCATTAGGCTGATAGGTGAAGCCTTGACCCTCATCTACTCGTACTGAGCAGACTTGGCATTTTTTAGCGAACTTGTTCTTGAAAACTCTCATTGGGATCTCCTTGTTTGGAGTAAGGGGTTTGGGTTCGGTCTATATACCTTTCCCACACAACTCAATAGATAAGGGGTTACACTCTATTTGTAGATTGTTTATAAGCTCTAGTTTATATGCATTTAATCAAACCTAAAAGGAGTTTAATATGAACTACAATCGCATGATCCGAAGAGTTGCCTCTACACACATGAGGAAGCTTGCCGAAGAGAAACCTGCAAGTGTTATGTTTGCAGAAGCAGTTATCGACACGAGAGACTTACTTAATTGGTTTCAGGATCAAGCAGGTCTTGATCCCGAAGCAATGGGGTGGAAAGTTGCCGCTCACCACATGACCATCGAGTTCTTTGATAAAAAGGATAAGAAAGCTCTTAAGAGAGAAGGTCGGGCCGAGTCCAACATTCTTGAACCTTATGCTGATCTAATCGGCAAACCCGTTGTATTAGACATCGTGGGCTACGCACATGATGATAAGGGGATGGCTGTACTTGTAGAGCCTAAAGGCCCTCTATCTCGACTTGTTAAGAATGATGATCCTCACATCACCATCGCAACCAATGGCGTGGGAGCTAAATACAGCAACGAGCTTCTTGCAAAGGGAGAAATCATCCCCGCTCGTGGTTCACTCCAAGCTAGGATCGGTTGGAAAGATGCTCGTTCGGGTCAAGATATGTACGATTTACCTTGGGATTTCGGTCAAGATAAAAAATAAATCGAAGAAAAGTTGTCCGATTTGTGTTCTAGGGTTCGTTAGTAGATATGAGGGTCGATTTGTAACCCTTTATTTATACCCCTTAGAACGGAGGACAATATGCAAGAAGATTATCAAGAGGACGAGAAGTTCATCTTCGCAGACTTTCTTGAAGCTGACACAGCACTAAAAGGTGTCCTCGATACCTTTAAAACTTATGGTTTGATGTTTGAGTGTGCTATCGAGGAAAACGCTCGACAGAATCTCATCGAGCAATCCATGACTGAGAAGCGTAATGGTGTTCGTGGGGTCACTGATGAGATCCTAGAAGGTCAGAACACTTTTTACGCAATTGGTGCGTTCCTCAAAGTTCTACATGAGCTTGGGTTTCGAGTCGAAGAAACTACAGAGGAAGAATGTGACTTTTGTGGTGTGATGATCTGTGATGAAGATCGTTTACAGATCGACATCGAGTTTAGCTATGGTGAAGAGATGGTCGAGTATTCGATCAACTTCAGCGATGAACGAGAACATACTGGCCACACATCTACAGATGACTTTTTACAGGATCTCTTTAACGGTGGTTGGGGTTTACCTAAGCTCTCTGGTGTACTCACTCCATCTAGTCTTTATGATGATCTTGAGGGTTTCATGCTAACCTTTAGGAGATCATGGTCTGAGTATAAGAAGACACTCAAAGAGAAGGGTTTTTAGCTTTACCTTTGTAATGATCTAGTCAGTTCAGTTTCAAACCTTTCTATTGCTTCTTTAAACTGATCTTCGGACATGATTTGACCTCTTGCAGAACCTGCGATCTGATCATGTCCACCAGCTCGATCACCCCACCATTCTTGAACGAGTCGTCTGCAAGATAGATTTTTAATGGGGTCAGCAGTAGAAATCCTAATCTTCTTATACTTTTCATCGAAGGTTATGACTGCATTTTCTTCACGATAAAGATGATTTACCTTTTCTCCTCTTGTTCGTCTAACGATCAAGCCACAGGGTCGCATCTCTACGAGGGTAGACTCATCGAGCTTTTCTTGAATAGAGATATGAGCATTACCCATTTGAGTAGCGATCTGACCATCAGTGAGCATTTCTTTAATGAAGTCGAACGCCTGATAGCAGAAATCGGTTACATCGTTGTTTCTTTTCGGGTCTATCTCTGGGTGGTTCTCGTTAATCCATGCAATTAATCCATTATATAGAACCCAACAAGGGTGGTCTTGTTTTGCCTTGTGGATTCCGTTGGTGTCAATATGTTCAGCATAGAACCAAAAGACTCCATTATCCACGAACTGATCTGTAGCTCGCATAAGCCCACCTAGAGTGTCGATGTCTATATGAGAGATCAGTGCGACCTCATCTTCATTGAGTTTCGGTATGCCTGCATCATTACAAGGGGCAGGTCTACCAAAGGGTGTGAGGTGTCTTCCAACATAAGGAGAACCTAGAGGTTGATGGTGAGCGGCAGTGTATTTTGTACCCTCAAGGACGAACCCTCCATATTCTGCTTCAACTGATAATGCAGGAGGGTTTGATACCCTAAGAGTGTCGGTAGCTAACTGTGATGTCGGAGAAAGTATAACAATCATTTGTAGATCCTTTATTACTGTTGATTGTTTATAATACCTTAAAGGAGAACGAACATGAGAAATCTTGTTGCGAGAGTTGCTACAAAGTATATGAAAACAAGCTCAGAAAATCTTGAGCTTCACATATTTGACTTTGACAATACCCTCTTCAGAAGCCCCGAACCACCAGAGTGGTGGTCGAAGAAAAAGATGGGCTATTGGTTTAATGAGGCAATTAGTTTGAGTGAACCTTTTGTCCCTCAAAAGCCAAGTGGGGATTATTGGTATGGTGGGGTTGTTTCTGAGGCTAAGAGATCAATCTCTGATATGGACACTCTTGCGATCATGTGTACAGGTCGCCCTAATGACAATGGTGCGATGCGTTATCGTGTTGCAGAGTTGTTAAAGGGGAAGGGTCTTGATTTTGATGAGGTTCACTTAAAGCCAGGAACTGGATCGACAGCGAGGTATAAAGCCAAGTTAGTATTTGATCTCTTAAAGAAGTACCCAAACATCACAAGTGTTTCTGTTTGGGAAGACACACAGAAGAATCTTGACGCAATCCAAAAGGTTTGTCATGGGCCGATGTTTGTGGAGTTCCATCCTCATCTCATCAAACCCAACCCCTACCCAGTAGATATAACTAAAGAAGAGTTCGATCTTTTAAAATAAGGGGCTAAGATGAGTTCAACTACTATGGAGCAGTTCCTCTCGAACAGCTAGATGTATTAGGGTTAAATCATATAACACAAGAAAATGATCTCCTAAGTAGAGAAAGGACTTCTCGTGTTTTATGTTGCCAAAGTGTTGGGGCAGATTTTTGCCAACCCACCTTATTATATTCTAAGGTGTATCGTAGCTTCTGAGGCCGATACAAAGCCTATCGTGGTCAAAGGTAAGATTGCAGGCCCTGTTTCAAAAGGTCAAGTATTTACCTTTCAAGGTAAGGAAGTCCTCGACAAGCGTAATGGGAAGAAGAACCTTGATATAGTTCGTAATCCGATTAACCCTAAGTATCTTAAAGGGTCGGCTCTCTACAGTTGGGCAGATTGGTCTGACCCTCTTATGCAAGAGTCCATCGAGGTTATCTCAAGTCTGTCTGAAGCAGGAGTGCCTTTGAACATCATAAACTCTATTTGGAATGATGTTCAAATATCTCCGAGTTCTATTGCTAAAAACCCTTGGTCGTTGGTTTATAAAGGTGTCTCTTTTCAAGGTGCTGATGAAATTGCTAAGACGCTTCTTAAAAAGGACTTTGACCCAGAAAATGAAGGTCGAGTTGAAGCCTCTATCTTTTGGTCTATGCTTCAAGGTGTGTATCAAGGTCATTGTTATTTAGACACAAATACGGTATTCAAAGATACTGCTATCCTCACAGGCTTGACGAACCCGAAAGAGATAGGTCAAGTCATCAAGTCGATGAAAGAGGCGAAGCCGACTCGCATTGTGGTAGATAAGATATCACAAGACTCCTCTATTGCCCTTTATTTGCCTTCTTATCATAAAATGGAGGTAGCTGTTGCCGAAGAAATTAAATCTCCTCTCCGAGTGAATAGTATGCTTCAATCAATAAGTATTGATGACATTAAAGCATATTCACGCTACCCATTGACCAATACACAACTCAAAGCAATCCAACAGGGTCTTATAGAGCCTTTTTCAATCGTGACAGGATTACCAGGAACAGGTAAGACGACTATCCTTAATACGCTCTGTAAAATCTTGCGTGATCGTAAAGAAAGTATCTTACTCATCGCCCCCACAGGAATAGCCGCTAAACGAGCTAGTGCATTAACCAATATGGACGCTTTCACAGTCCATAGAGCGTTCGGTGCAGGATTGCCCTCAGAGGATAAGAAGGACAAGTCTGATTATGAAGGGGTTAAGAAAGATGAAGAAAGTGGAGTTAAAGGTATTGGCAATAGCAATGACCCAAGTCGAGAACTATGGAGACATAATCCTCAGAATCCTCGACCAGAGTCAGTTGTCATTATAGACGAATCCTCTATGATTGACTTACACCTCATGTGGCGTGTGATGAAAGGCATCTCACCCAAGTGTCGAGTCATCATGGTAGGTGATATAGCACAGCTTCCACCTGTTGGTGCAGGGTTTGTTCTTTCGGAACTTATTGAGTCGAACGCAGTACCGAGAGAACACCTTACAGAAATCTTTAGGCAAGGAGAGGGGAGTGGGGTGACAATTGCCGCTCACAAGATCCATGCAGGTGAAGTGCCACAACACAATAAAGATTATCAGTTCATTGATCGTTATACCTCACAAGACATTCTCGATGAAATTGTGGGACGGTGTAAAGAGCTTCACATGGATCAAATAGATTTCCATGTGGTTAGTCCTACTCATCATGGCAAAGTGGGTGTTACTAATCTTAACAGAGAGCTTAGATCTGCTTTGAACCCCGATATAGGAGGTGCTTTCATTCGGGTAGGTAAAGATTCAATCCGAGTAGGTGATCGAGTTATGATCACCAAGAATGAGTATGACCTCAATGTTTATAATGGTGATATAGGTCGTATTAGGTCGATTGATAAAACAAGCGTGAGCGTACTCATCAAAGGTGTAAAAGATCAAATCGTAGACATCCCTTCTGATCAAGTAAGGAAGCTATTGAGACTCGCTTATGCTACGACTGTTCATAAGAGCCAAGGTCTTGAGTACGACACCATCATTATGCCTATGACCACCGAACATAGTTCAAACCTCTTACAACGCTCTTTGCTCTACACCGCTGTCACGAGAGCGAAGGATAAGGCAGTGCTGATTGGAGATAAGGACGCAGTAGCGATTTGTGTAGGAAACTCGTCTAGTGGTCTTAGGTACTCTAGGTTGAGGTATAGATTTTAATAGTTTATTTATAATTGATCTTAAGTGATCTCATTAACCTTAACAAAATGGAGAAAAACCATGAAAAGATCAGCATCAGAAATTATTCGCAACCTTCAGATGAGGATTGCTCGTCTTGAAGGTCGTACTGCCAACAAACATTCTGGTCTAAAGATCAGTACAGGTTGGTACACAGGTCACCCAAGAGATCGAAACACCGACATGACTTTTGCAGAGATTATTGCAGAAGTTAACAGTGATATTGAGTCTGCTAAATCCAGTCTTGAAGAAGGAATCGAGGAAGGAGACATTGAGAGAGGAACAAGCCTATACGCATATGTTGATATAGGGGGGGGTCAACTACAAATCAGTTGGGGTCTTGATGACGGATCAGACAATCTTCAAGGTGGTTGTTGGAGTTGTCTCTATCAAGTATTTGTTGCTACTGGATGTGAGAGCCAAAGTTATAACTCTTGTGCTAATAAACTACAGAGCATCCTAAAGAGCAATCTAAAGGCTCGTGCAGACTATGACATCACAAAAGCCTAATAACTTAGTCCTCGACTCGTTCAAGATAAGAGATAGCCATCCCCACCCCTTATTCCTACTTTTATCTATTTCTTGTTTTAATAGTTCTTTTATAGGTTCTCATAAGTGATCTCTTTAACCACAAACAAAATGGAGAAAACCATGAGAAGATCAGCAACCGAAGTTATTCGTAATCTTGAGTCAAGGATTGCAAGACTTGAAAGACAAGCAGGCCGAAAGCACCCAGCTAGGGAAGCTCTTGGGCAAGGGCAATTTACCCTCTTCGCACCATTTAAAGATAAGTACGGTCAAGATGGTGGAGGTCGCAGAATGAAAACTTATTTCATGTCAAAAGGCGAAATCTTTAACCACTTCTCAACTAGTGATGACATTGATCATAGTTATGTAGTTGGTATGTCTATGGAAAGACCGAGAAAAGACCAGGTGCTTATCGCAACCGACTTAATCGAGATTATCTACCATGACCAAGGCCAACCAAACGGATTAAGAAGAGATGAAGACATTTTAGATTATCTTAAAAGTCTTTAATCTTAATCCTCGACTTGTTCAAGATAAGAGATAGCCATTTCCTTAGCTCCATTTGAACCCATAGTCTGCATTACACGCTCTTTAAGAGTAAGTTCAGACCAACCCGATGTGGCTACTGCTTTCATCTTGTCTACAATGTCGATCATTCGTTGCTTATCTTCCTTTTCACGCACAGTTTCCTCGATCTTGAATACCTCATTGGCATCTCGTACAGGAACATCGTGTCTGATGAAGTTAAGCGACTCTTTGGTGGCTTGAACCTCTACCACACAAGGTCTACGGTCTAAGTCATCAAGGTGTAAAGAACCTCTTGTTAATGACCCTACATTGACAACCCTTGCTCCATTTAAGAGCGTGGAGATGCCTTGATCTTTGTGCCAATGACCAAAGAACCAAGCGTCTACTTCTGTGTTCTCATTAAGGAAGTCATATCCAACTATATCCTCATTCTCAAACATTGATCCAGTCTTACCTTGTCGAGCGAGGAGGTGGCTAGCGACTAGTAGGTAATCCTCGTCTTTCTTTTTTATGTTCTTGATCCGATCAAAGTCATAAATGACACCATGATAAGGCACACCGACTACACGAACTTTGACCCCATCTTTTTCAAAGTTTATTTCTACATCATCGCCAAACTGCTTAAAGACACCCGATGAGAATAGGACTCCTAGAGGTTGTTCGGGTAGGTAGTCTATATTGCCATATTTTACATCGTGGTTGCCGACTAGACCATAAGTAGGGCAAGGATACCCCTCATGTGCGTCACAAGCCTTACGGACTAAACTATGGCTATTCTTGGTGGGTGATTTGACATCAAAGAAGTCTCCACCATCAAGTACAGCGTCAATCTCTTTATCCTTAGCGAGATCACCAATCCACTTGAGCTTGTTGACCACATCATCCGTCCAGTTTCCAGTGCGTCTGCGTGGGGTTTTATCTCCCATGTGGACATCTGTTCTCCATAGTAGCTTTATCATATGCTAATCCTTTGATAGTTTATCTATTATTATACTTATATAATCTCAGCAACCCTAGCCAAAAATGGAGGACTCTTATGAGAAAATCAGCAAGTGAAGTACTCAGGGATCTTGAATCAAGAATCGCACAACTTGAAATATCAGCACACACTATGTCTAAAAAAGACAGGTCGAGACTTGATGACCTGCAAAAACTTGAAGACGATGATAATCTCACCAAGTCTCAAAATGAAGAATACGAAAGACTCGTTAAAGAGTATCGTAAAACTCCTGAGTACAAGGGAAACAAGACTGCTCGTCAATTATCTGTAAGAGAGAGTGCAGTCAAAGTTCTTGAAGCGATGCAAGAGCTGGAGCAAGCATTAGAGAGTATGCCTTCATTTTCAATGAGAGAGGATCGCTTTTATGCTTCCATCTCTGATCGATGGTATGACCTACATGAAGAAGTCAAATCAGAGATCAAAAGCATCAAGGGTGCGTACTAATTTATTTTAATCAAATGGAGAAAAATCATGAGAAAATCAGCATCAGAAATCATTAATAAACTTGAGAATAGGATTGCCCAACTTGAAAAGCAATCTAAGAAAGAACCTCAATGGATAACTTGGGCTTTAGAAGTTCTAGTTGAAAGTCGAGAAACTAAAGCCCAAACTAGGTCTGATCTTAAAGAGAGAAGAAACGGTCAAGTCTGGGAATACTTTCAAGGTCATAAAGATGTGATCTTGGTTTCTTCTGATTGGAGTGATTACATCATCTATGAGGATGATGATGTTAAGACACAGATGAATGAAGAGATCATGGATGAGATGCTCGATAACCATTCTGTTAAAGAAGTGGTTGTAAGAGTGCCTTGGGCAAGAGACATCATTGTAACCACTGCGAGTCTACCTTACGGTGATATTGGAATGTGGGCTACTCAATGGGCGGAGGAACAAATCGAAGACTTAGACGATGACGAAATCCTTGAGAGGGCAGATTTGACCGAAAAGAAAGAGTCATATGAAGAGGAGCTGGCTTATTGGGAAGCGAGGATGGATCCAGAAGTTAATGGAGAGATCAATCGTCTTTATTCTGATCGTGCAGAAGTAATGGTATTTGACTATAATAATATGTTGAACGAGTTACCAGAGTCTGCCCGCAATGATCTTATGGGAGAAGCAGAAGAAGAGATCGAGAAAGCTCTTAAACAGTACCCTTATGAGTATCTTTATGAGGAGAGAGGGTGGAGTGAGAAGCAAGTTCTTGAAGCGTTCGGATACCTAGATGAAGATGAGCGAAAAAGTATTATTCGTCAACTTGGTGCTTCTGAGGAGTCGTTTCAATATCTCGCATCTAGTGGTAAGCGACTTAGAACTAAACTTAACTATGTCATTGAAGAGATTTAAGGGTACATAGTTTAAATAGATCATTCGCAATCTCCTTTAATACTCTTTTTATACCTCGACATTAATAGGTATAAAAATAAAGGAGTTCACCATGAGTTCATTTGGATCAGGTTCTACCACCACAGCAGGTGCATCTATCACACTCACCGCTTTTGAAGGCACAAATGGAGTTAAAGCAGGGACTGACGGACTCGTTCCTGGTCCTTCAGTTGCTCAAGAAAGTTATCTTTTGGGGGCAAATGGCGATTGGACTCTTAACATAAAAGGGGGAATCGCCCTTGCTGAAAGTTCAGATCGAATTGCAACCACAGAATTTGTGCAAGATGTTGTAGGTAATGCAGTTCTTGCAGGAAACGCACAATTATCTGCGTTAGCTGATGTAACGATTGCAGGTTTAGCTGACGATCAGTTTTTGCAGTATGATTTAGCCACAGGGAAATGGAAAAATGCTACCCTAAATCTAAGTCTTATTTCTGATGTGAATCTAGCGGGTCTAGCTGATGGAAATACGATTGTTTGGGATAATAATGCTGGCGAATGGGTTCCAGGAGAAGGTGGTGGTGGTGGGGCTACAAATCTTACAGATTTAGGGGATGTCACCATTGCAGGAGGAGCAGAGTTTCATTTTTTAGTGAGAAATGGTGCTGGTCAATATGTAAACCAGTTAGTCTCTTCTGCCGATCTCTCCAATAACGCAGACATTATTCTTAGAGATGGTACTGTAACTTTCACAGGTCATGTGTCTTTGGGGGATTTTAACCTCACGAATGTAGGTGATGTCGCATTAGATACCATCTCTGCTGATGGAACTACTGTCTCAGTTTCTATGACAGATAACACTGCTTCTGCTTTCTCTATCAAAGAGGGAAATAATAGTTATCTTACTTTTAATACGACCGACAATATTGAAAATATTGTCTTCAACAAACCTTCTGCTTTCAACTTTAAAGTAGATTTCCACAATGATGTAGTCATTAATGAAGCAGGTAATGGAATCGACTTCAGAGTAGAGACAGGTACAAAAACTCACGCAATCTTCTCCGATGGTGGGACGGATCGAGTCGGTATCTTTCAAAACGCCCCTACTGTACCCCTAGATGTCGTAGGGGATACCAAGATTACAGGGGCTTTAGAACTCACAGGGAATATCACTGCCTCAAATCTCGGTACTGCCTCTGCAAACGCAACTGGTGACTTCCTCGCTTCCAATTCAAGTATTGATGACTTAAATGATGTCGCTTTAGGTGGGGCATTAGTTAATGGAAAGATTCTTAAAGTTGTTGCAGGAGAAATAACTCAAGCCGATGAGACAGACACAAATACTCAGCTAACTGACGAGCAAGTGCAAGATCTCGTTGGAGGTATGGTTTCAGGTAATACTGAAACAGATATTACTGTTTCTTATGACGATGCAGGTGGGAAACTAAACTTTGTTGTCGATAATACTGTCGCAAGACTAAGTGACCCCGATCTTACAGGCACACCTACTGCTCCAACTGCTATTCAAGGTGTAAATACAACCCAAATCGCTACCACAGCTTATGTTCAGACTGAGGTCACAACCCTCAGCTTGGGTACAGCCTCTCAAAAAAATGTAGGTGTCGCAAATGGGGATGTTGTAGAACTCGGAGCAAATGGATTACCCGCTGTTTCGGGTGCAGATCTTACGAGTCTAGGTTCGATCAACATCTTGTCGGATGTTGACACTACAAATAAAGCAGAAGGTAAAGTTCTTAGGTTCAATGGAGCATTAAATCTTGTTGTTGGGGATGACACCAACACACAACTTACAGATGAAGAAGTACAAGATCTCGTTGGCACAATGTTTACTGCGAATAACGCAGGTAATACTCATCTCACCTTTGCGTATGATGACACTGAAGGTGCAAATGACGGAACGATCACAGCAACGGTTAGTCTCGCCTCCACTGACCTAACTAACACAGGAAATATTTCTTTATTAGGTGGAGATCAGACTTTAAGTGGAGATAAAGTATTTACAGGAGCCGTTGATTTGACAGTTGCTACGGCAACTGCAACCACACAAGGTGCTTCAAATAATTCAACAAAAGTCGCCACTACTGCTTATGTGGATGCTCAAATTGATGCTGATCTTGTAACTCTTAATCTTGGGGGCACATATCAAGGTTTAGATGCTACTCTTACGGCTCTTGCAGGTGTCGCTACAGGTGCAAATAAGCTCATTTACGCTACAGGTGCAGATGCTTTTTCTACAACGAGTATTTCTGCTTTTGGTCGCTCAATTATAGACGATGCTGATGCAGGTGCAGTAAGAACAACTCTAGGTCTTGGAACTGCTTCTACTTCAAATACAGGTGATTTCTTAGCCTCCAATGCGGGGCTAAACGATCTTAATAATGTGACTATTGCGGGAGGTGCGGATAAGCATTTCTTGGTTGAGAATGGTGCAGGCCAATATGTCAACCGACTTATTTCTTCTGCTGATCTTTCTAATGTTGCTGATATTGCGTTTCTTGCTTCACCAGCCCTAACGGGAAACCCCACTGCCCCCACTCAAGCTCAAGGAAATAATTCTACAAGTATTGCGACCACCGCTTATGTAGAGACAGAAATAGGATCGACTTCTGTTGGTGGGTTATCAGATGTAGATTTAACGAATCTTAATGACACTGATGGTCATGTACTCGCATGGTCAGCGGTCAATGATCAATTTGAAGCAGTGGCGAACATTGCGGATTATACTGATGAACAAGCTAGAGACACCGTAGGTACAGCATTAGCTGGAGGAACACATACAGGTATTACTTTCTTAAATAATGATGCGGAAGACACCATAGAAGCTACTGTGTCTTTAACTTCGTTTTCTGTTGGGGCATTATCAAATGTCACTTTGGATGGGGATGAAACAACCAAGCATTTATTAGTCCATAATGGTGCAGGTCAGTTTGTAAACCAAAGAATAGATTCCGAGGATTTATCGGATACTGCAAACATTGCTCTTTTAGATGGTGCTCAGACTTTCGCAGATGGGGTGGAAGCCACGACTCAAGCGAAAGCTAACGATACAACTTTAGTCGCCACTACTGCATTTGTCCAATTACAACTTGCAGATACCGCACTGACTGGAACACCCACAGCACCTACCGCTGTCACCAATACGGACACTACACAGATCGCTACCACCGCATTTGTGACTCAAGAAATAGGAAATACTGAGGCAAAAGAAATCTCAGATATTTCTACCACTGACCCTACAAATGGGCAGGTGTTAAAGTACACGACTGATGCGGGAGATGATCAGAATAAATATGTGCCAACAACTTTAGGTACGGCTTCCACTGTTGATACTGGAACCTCTAATGGAGAAATCCCTGTTTTAACAACCCATTATTTATCTGCTTTATCAGCAAATGAAACCGCAGATCTAATAATTAAAGGTCGATATATTGAGACTATTGACTATGGACTCGTGTCTGATGCCTTTAATGTCAATAATGATTTCGCACTTGATTTTAATGGAGATGGCTTAAATGACACCTTCCTTAATCTTGTGGTTATCTATGCTGAAGAAGACTACGGAGTATTAGTCTGCTGATTAAGATTAATAGTCTTTTTATACTTAACCTTTATATGAAACACACCTACCCATAGGAGATTAAAATGTCTGTAAGAAGAGTTCAATTAAGAAGAGGTACAACTGCTGAAAATGAGGCTTTCACAGGTGCAGTTGGTGAAATTACCATCGACACCACAAAGAAAACCATTCTTGTACATGATGGGGCAACTCAAGGTGGTACTGAAACGCTAAAAGCGGATATGTCCAATCTCGGCACAAATGCCTTGGCTGTGGATGGTACGATCTCTGTTGCAGACTCCGCAGGGGATGCCACTGTAAGAATTACAAACCTCGCTACCCCTACTGCAAATAATGATGCCGCTACCAAAGCATATGTTGACTTGGGTGGGTCTGCAAATCTGAATGACATTGATGATGTGACGATTGCAGGTGTCGCTGACGCTCAAGTTCTCGTCTATGATAATGATGGTGGGGATGCAGATGACCAATGGAAAAATGTAACCCTCTCAGGTGATGTGACAATCACTAATGCGGGGGTTTCCTCAATCGGTGCAGATAAAGTCATCACTGCAAAAATCTTAGATGATAATGTGACCAACGCTAAGTTGGAGAACTCATCTCTGACAGTAGGCTCAACAAGCATTTCTTTAGGTGCAGGCTCCACTACCCTTGCTGGTATGACAGGGATTGACTTTACAGTTGAACACGCTAGTATTGCGGCAAATATTGGAGCGAAGACTCTTACTTTAGGTGGTGGTACTTCTACTGTTGCGATTGCAAACGACATGACGATTGCAGGTGATCTCACTGTTAATGGAGACACTACCACAGTAAACACCGCAACTTTAGATGTAGAAGATACTGTCATTAGACTTAATAAGGGTGTTGCTGGTGTTGCAAACACCAATGACATCGGATTATTCTTAGAGCGTGGTACAACAGGGAATGACGCTGTTATTTTCTGGGATGAAGGTGATGACATCTTCAAACTTGGTACGACCACTGATGCCCACACTGCAACAGATTTTGGTGGAAACCTCACCCTTGGAGAATTGCAGTTATTAACTCTTACAGCCACAGGTGCAGGTACTTTTGGTACTACTGTTGGAGTTACAGGACTCTTAAATGCTGATGGTGGTATTGAGATTGATAATGGCGGGAATAAGTTTACTGTTAGCACTGGGGGTGCTGTTGTTTCTGTTGGTGGTATCACTGACACCACAGTAGCTTCTTCCTTCAAAACAGGCACTACCATTGGTAATCTTGTTTTAGCTGATGGAGCAATCAATTCAGCGGGTAATGACCTAGACTTCGGAGCAGAAGACCTAACTACAAGTGGGAATGTTTCGACAACAGGGGCAGGGACACTTACGATTGCGGGTACTTCTGCCCTTAATGATAATGTGACTGTTGCATCTAATAAAAACCTTAATATTAAGAAAGGGGCAACCCATAGCCTTCTTCTTAATAGTGATGTTGTTACAGATAACACCCCCGCAAATGCTGTAATCGGTGTAGCCCTTACCAATGGCCCAACATACGCGACTCTTACTTGGACAAACGCTTCTTCAACATGGGCGTTTAGTAATAATGTTTCTACTGCAACAGACTTGACTGTTGGACAAGATCTTATTGTTACAAGAAACATTAATATCACTGATGCTGTAGGCTCCACAGGAATCACTTTCAGACATGACGAAGCCGATGATGAGAATCAGACTCTTATTAGAGTGGATCGTGGTGCTACATACTCCTCATTAGTTTGGGACACAAGCTCGGCTTATTTCTCAGTTACCGATGGATTAAATGTTGTAGGTGCAATCACACAAGGTGCTGTTGATGGAGCTTCAAACTTCTCAGTAAGTAATACAGGTGTGATCACCACCGATAGCGTGGGACACACGATTGCTAACTTCACTATCAATAATGGATCAATCGCCTCTGGTACTGATGCGATTACCTTTGGTAATGACACTTTAACAACAACAGGTGTTTGTGACTTCGGTGCGACTACAGTTGATTCTTTGGACGCTTCTGGTGGTGGTATCACGCTAGCAGGTGCGATCAGTGGTGTTTCAAGTATCGCAGGTTCTGACCTCGATATTAACCTCACTGATAATGAAGCGACATCTCTTGAAGTCAAAGGAGATGTTAAGGCTAACGGTACTCAATCTTACCTCACCTTCGTCACTACAAATACCACAGAAGAGGTTGTGTTCAATCAAGGTGGTGTGGACATCGACTTTAGGGTTGAGGGTGATGGCAATGCTAACTTGATCTTTGCTCAAGCGAGTAATGATCGAGTTGGTATCAAGACTGCCGCTCCTGCTTATGACCTCGACATTACAGGTACTCTTGGAGTCAGTGGTCTTGCAGACCTTAATGGTGGTATTGATGTTAATGCTTCTGTCTTCACCGTATCAAATACGGGTGCGACTGTTATCACGACCACTTTGGGTGTCACAGGTATTTCTACCTTAGACGATACGCTTAAGGTCAAGTCAGCACCCACTGACGGAAACGCTATCATCTTCAATTCTGATCGCACTGATGTGGCGAAAGGTGGAGCGAACACAGATGTCAGTCTCTTGTTTGTAAAGGGTGGAGATAATGGCACTGACGCTTACTTGAAGTGGGATGATTCGGCAGATTCATTCACTGTAGATGGTGGTAAATTTCATTCAAACACCAACTTCTCTGTGGGTACTGCGATTGGAACACAAAACTTTACTGTTAGCACTGGGGGTGCAGTAGTATCAGTAGGTGGTATCACTGACACCACAGTAGCTTCCTCTTTCTTTACAGGCACTACCATTGGTAATCTCACTCTTACCAATGGTAAAATTGCAAGTCCGACATTAGCGTTCCACTCAGATGGGGACATTCTCTTTAGGGTGGACGAGAATGCCGATGGCGATAATAAGTTCACTTTCCAGAATGGATTAGACGCAGAAATCGCTTCTATTGATGAAGCAGGTGTCCTCACTATTGCAGGTGATGCTAATATTAATGGTGGTGATCTTACAGTCAAAGCGGCAGACGCTACAAATGCAGTGATCAACATTCAGTCCTCTTTGGGTACTGCGAATGGTGATAGTTGGACGATCACAGGATCAGATGAGGGTACTCGTACTCTTACCATCAGTGGTCAGAAGACAGGCGATGCTAGTTATCAAGGTGTTCTCACTTTAACCTCACATGACACTGCAACTTCATCAAATGCCTCCTTTGCAGGTGATGTTACGGTACTTGGTGGTAAGATCAACCTAACTGAAGGTTCAATCATCGACTCAACTACAGCAGGTACACTACTCTTAACAGAAGACATTGTTAAGACCTCTGCTGATCTTCAAGTTGGTGGAAATGATATTAAAAATGCGAATGCAGATACTGTCATTACCTTTGCAGGAGCAGGGTTTTCAACCACTCTAACTGCAACCACTACGATTCTTTCGGGTGATCTCAGAATCAACAATAACATCATTCAAAATAGTGAGGGTACTACTACTCTTACTATGGACACTGATGAAATGCTTACTGTTGCGGGTGATCTTACTGTTGGTGGGAATGACATCGTATTAGGGGTGGGTACTTCGACTGCAACGACCATTAAAGCTCCAACTCAAACCGCAGGGAACACAGATGGAGCTACTCTTACCTTATCTTCTGGTAGAGGTGTTGGTACAGGCGATGGTGGTGATCTTGTTCTTCAGACAGCGGGTGCGAATGGTGCGGTTCTTGCTCCTGTCCTCACTCTAACTCATTTAAAGAAAGCAACCTTCGCTGGAGACATTGACTTCTCAAACGGAACTATTCTCGGTGCTTCTGTAGGAAATACCCACTCAATGACTCTTGGTGGACACACAGGTTCGACTGTAATCACAGCAGGAGATCTTACAGTAACAGGTAATACTTTAGACTTCGGTAGTGGTGCGACCATCGTTAATACAGATAACGCTACTCTTACCATAACCGAAGCTACAACAGCTATAGTTGGGAACTTAACTGTCTCAGGTGTGATTCAAAATAGCAGTGCGGTCTCGACCTCCTTGCTCTTTAAAGACCCAACTGTTTATCTTGGTTATCAGAGTACGGCTGATGATAGAGATGTTGGTTTTGTGGGTGCGTATGGAGATACAAACTCTGCCGACTACTTAATGGGTATGGTTTATGAAACCGCAGACACCGCAGGTGGTAAGGGTGGTGTCTTTAAGGTTTTTCATGGTAGAGCATCTGTAGCAGAGCCAGCGGATACTTATGCTGTTCCTGATGGAGATCTTTCTACTGTGGATCTCGGAACGCTTCGTGGTGGTTCTGCTCTTGGTGCAGATAATACCGCAGGTACTACTCTTACGATCAGTGGTGGTGCTTCCACAGGTAATGCCACAGGTGGTGCGATTGAGTTTAAGACAGGTGGATCAGCCGATGGTGGAGCGTCAGTAGAAAACGCTCGAACTCTTGCTATGACTATTGAGGACGATCAAGAAGTCACCATTGATTCGGGTAGTCTTACAATCACTAAAACTACAGGGCTTACAGGAGATGAAGGAGCAAGTAACAACCCATTACTTGCTACCAACACTAAGTCTTTCCAAGTGACAGCAACAATAGACACTGCAATTGCAGATGACGCACACTCAATCGATTTTCTTGTGAATAATACCTCTGCATTATCCACAAGCGTAATCCTCGCTACTTGCCAAGACAAGAATGTTGAGGTTTATGCACACACTATCGTTAATGCAACTAGCTTTAAGTTTTGTGCTGTAAATCGTACAGGTGGAGAACTTTCCGCAGATGCAACTCTTGTTATCAACTTTGTAATCCTCTAAGGAGAATAAAGAGAGAGAGACTTAATCCTACAAGCGATAACTGGACTGTTCTGATGTAGGGGTAATGTAAACCCCAACCATCACAATATCTCTTGATGTCGCTTGTAGGGCTAAAGATAAACGAACCTCTTATGGTATCGACCAAACCCCCTCCAACTAATATGATCCAAAAGAGATCTAAGTTATAAGTGAAGGGGAACAGGAAAAGAGCGATTGCGTCTGGGATTCGTGGAGCGAAAGAGATCTTAGTTTTTTCAGCTTTGGTCATGGTTTTTTCAAACTCATAACTGACAGAGGCGAACACAAGTCCAAGTCGAGGATGGGTATGAGGATAGATCTTCATGGAGTAAGACTTGACTCCTACGAGTTTTTTAGCGGTTAGCAGGTGAGCGTACTCGTGTATGTATGCCCAGAGGAGGTAGGATAGTATAGCGTATAAAAGAAACATGGGAACTCCTTTTTGTGTAGATTTGTAGGGTTCATGGTAATATAGGTTGCGATTTTTAGTTTGTTTATAGGTAGAGTATAAATAACCTAATCTACATTAATGGAGAATAAATAAATGAGTGACTTTACATTCAAAAAAGGGACCTTCGTTCAGCTCAAGGCAAACTCAACCATTCATCTTGGTCGCCTTGAGAGGAACATCTATGAGGGAGACATCGTTGACTTTGACGGCTTCTCACTCAAGTTCAACGGACAAAATACAGATATGCCCGAACTTAAGGCAGGTCTTAAGCGAGGGTGGCTAACACTTGTTGAGGAGGGTGTGAGTGATCCTGTAGCAGAAGTTGCACCTGCACCTGCACCTGCACCACCTAAAAAAGCAATGCCTATTCAGACCGTCTATGATGAGGAAAGAGCTGTTGCAGAGGTTAAACCAAAAAAGGTTGCTAAAACTAAGAAGTTCCCTCTCGTTGTGGAGAACCAAGATAACGACATTCGACCTGTTGCTAAGGTGGTGAATAAATCGGGAGCAGAAATTGCTGGTGCTTCAAGTGCAGGTGATGGTGTCGCAGAGTATCAAGGGGCTAAATCTGTGGGTAAGGTCAATCTCAAGACAGCGACTAGCACCAAGACTGTGATTTCTGATGGGAATCAAGCAAGTTCGGAAGTTTCTAAACTCGACAATATGCAAGCCTCTGTGACCAAGACTGCTACTGTCGAGCCAGTGGTCACAGAAGAGGATGATCTTTTCTCTGATCTTGATCTTGATGAGGAAGTAGATGAGCAAGACCTAGAGAACGCTCAAATCCTTCAAGCGATTGATGGAGATGTTGATCCTGCACAGGGTGCTGTTGCAGTAGGTAAAGATAACTCTAAGATTAAATTTCTTTTAGGAGGTATCGAGTGGGACACCTCTAAGCATTGGAGTAAGAGAGCTAAGATCGCTTTAGAGATGTACGGTGATGACCAAGCGACTCTTGAAGCGATCATGGCTGTTGAGACTAAAGGTGTAATCACAGCCATCCAAAAGGGCATTGAAGAGGCTTAAACGCCTATATCGACTCTGTATTGCTGATACCAAACATTCCTTAGATTGCTTAGGAATGTTTGGAAATAGGGGATGTAAAGATTAGACTCTTGAACCTCAAGAGAAATCCAATCATGTTTTGCAGTCTTGCACCTCATTTTTGTTTTAATGAGGTTCGGGTTTAGGTTTGTGTTTTTGACAATGGTAATCTCAACTCCATGAATGGTGCATGAGATCACCGTTGAGGTATCGTCATCAAAGGTCGGGGGGTCAGACGACCCACATTCTTTGCAGACTTTCTCCAAGACATCTTTAAATGATGGGGAGCAATTCTGCCACCATTTATAATATGAGGGTTCACACATTACCCTCTCTTTTTCTTGTACTGTGGTGATGTTCATTCCACCCTTCCCTATAAGTTTCAATAAATTTGTTTAAAGTATCTTTCATTGAATCTTTATATGAAACTTTCTTGTCGAAAACACTCAGGGTGAGATTTTCGTAGGAATTGAAGGTTGCAGAGACATGGATTCCATGTAAATCCCCCTGTATGTACCAAGGGTCACCACCCCTTAAAGGCTCAACCCCGTCCCTACGATCCACCCCCAACTCCTGTAGGATTTGGTCTGCGTATGCGTACTTGAACTCATCGCAGTCGAGAACATCGACCTCAATTTTTGTCATTCCATTTTTCTTTGTGGTAATCATGTTTACCTCCTTACTAGTTATATATAAAGGGTTACGCACATGATAACTCAAGGGTACCCAGAATCTACTCTAAAGGATTTCTCTAAAATAGACTTCGATCTTCTTCTCAAAGACTTGACCAAATCACTTCTATGGATCGCTTTCTAGCTCGAACTAGTTTGATCTTCTCTCGGTTTGGATTGTGATTTTTCAGTCTTGGATTTCTCCTTGCTTGTTTTTTTAGGTTTGGGTTTGTTCATGTGCTTAATTGCTTCGAGACACCACATCGCTTATTCCTTTCAAGATATTTAAAGTTATACAGCTTTTACGAAGGATTTGAGCTTTACATTTTTTATTTGAGCTTTTCCATCTTCTTGGGCCAATGTTCATCTTTCAATTTGTTTAGGTATTTATCCTGTCCGTTTATAGCGTCTAAAGCGATGCTAGTCCCATAGAAGTATTCATCAAAGTCAGGGTTCTCTAAAAGTAGTTCTGCTATCTCTTGCTTTTCAAAAGAGCCTTGATACTGATCGCTTTCCTCGTTGGTGATGTAAACAATACAAGAAACACCATCAGGGTTCTCCTTCGTAAAAGCTGTCAAAGTCCTTCTCAAGTACATACTTGTACTTGTTCCATTAAACCCTTCTCTTTTGTCTAACTCTTTTAAAATCTCTTCCGTTTTCTCGATAGGGTATTCATATAAAGTGCCTTCCATTCTTCCGTAGGGTACAGTTCCAAAAACAAGGTGACCCCTACTCTTGGATTGCAGATTCAAATTTCTTGAGATTCCATTAATGAAAGCCTTTCCTTCATTACAAATGTCATCTGAAGAAATCGGCTCATACATCAAAGACCCATAGGCAAAAACTTTTAGTGCGTTTTTATGCGTGGATTTTGGTTTAACCTCTAATGGGTTTAAGTCTACATTCTCAAGAACTACTTTACCGTCTTTGCTTTCATGCACCTTCTTAACGCAAACCTTACATTTTGCAGGGCCTTTGAACTGCTTTTCATACCCCTCATAAATAGCATCCTCATCAATTGTAATAATCGTCATCTTCTTTTTTGAAGGCTCAAAAATAATCTGATTGCTAGTGTACATATCCACTTTACGAACAACATTAAAAGGGTTGTCTATCTCTTTGATTCTCTGTTTGTATAGTTTTCTAATCATGTCCATAGGAGATCTTAGGTTAGAGTCTAGTAGCTTATAGGTCTTTTCTTGCCTTTGCTTTGAAGATTCAAGAGATTCCCCATGTGTATAACCTGCATCGGGATGTCTCGCTCCATGATTTGTCCTCACAAAGTTTTTGTCTACAATCTCTTCTACTTTTGCCTCATGTTGACTTGTCATCTCCACTATAAAAGTGTTTTTGTGATCAGTGACTATAGTATGACCTCTCACACCCTTTCTGTAATTCGTCATACGATCCACAGCTTCTAAAAGAGACTTACATTTCAATGCCTCTAAAAACCTCCAAGCGTCTTTAGAAAACCGATTACGATCTCCAGGTAAACGCTTCTTACCCTCTTTTTCATCATGGTTTACAGCTAAAGCCGCATTCGTTATGCAAATGCCGTATTCATTCATTCCTTCTACCCAACCAGAGATTGTATCTTGAAAGTACACAATCTCTGTTCCATTATCTGCAATCACATGGAATACCTTAAAACTAGGGGTGTAGTTTCGATCCCTGTTCTTAAATACTACTTTTTTATCGTTCAGATGAGTGAGTGCAATTACACAAGCGTCTTTTTTCATTTTAACTCTCCTTGTCTTCTATTAAGACTTGTCTTACTAATACAAGGGTATAAAACAGTTATAAGAATCTTACTTTAAGAACCCGAATGTGTAGACACCATGCTCAAGGCTTTTAGCGAGCTGTTGATGTTTTACCCTTAAGGACTCCCACTTAGCTTTAAGTGTAGGCTCAGTATACCACATTTTCTTATGTTGATAGATACCCGCATCCCAAGCGTTGAGATGGAGATCAATCTCCTTACCTTTCTCAATGACTTTTGATGTCTTAGACCTCAGCTCAAAGCTCTCAACAAAAAGATCGTTTAGATCGCTCATGATCTCTTGAGCAAGAGGTGAAAGGTTAAGCGAGGGTAAGACATGGGAAAAGTAAGGGTCGCCATTCTTAGTCCATTCTGATGCGTCTACGAGACCACCCTCATGGTGAGAGGGAATCGGATTTGCTTTGGCATCACGATAAAGGCTTCTAGCACTCTTATGTGAGCCATACAGGTCAAGAGCTTCTTTACGAGTCAACCAAAAGAAATGGTTGTGGATGTTATGAGTCTTACCTTTGTACTCGACATCTCTCATAGAGGTCATGTTGTTAGAAATATGAAGTAGAGCATAAACATGGCAGTCATCTACCCATTGTTCATAACCTTCTTTCTCAGTCTGAGGAGCTAGATATTCGTCTTTGTCATTTACCCAATTACCCTTTACGAGTTTTCGTGCTGAGTAAAGGGCGATAGCTCGTCTCCAGCTTTCACCTGCATTTAAAGAGAAACCCCTATTTCGACTACAAGCACTAGAAGTGATATAAACCTCTTGTGCGTTATACATTATACAATTCCCCTTGTTGTTCATGTAACAAAGGTGGGGGGAAGCCACACGACAATTACCATCTTTACTTAAAGACAATCCAGAAGATTGTTGTGGTAAATCTAAAATTCCTCTTTCTGTATAAGCCATAGCCCATTTTGAAGCCTCTCTGCCATCGGAAGTGTAAAGATACTTTTCAGAAAGGGAAATGATACTATCATCTTTTATGTCTTTTAAAGTGACAGGCAAGTCCTGCTTTATATTAGTCTTGCCCTCGTTCCACAGTGTAAAGCTAACGCCCCAAGACCCCTTCACATCAGCGAAATGGGACGCTTGAAACATAAAGCCAGACTTATAATTATAACGGCTATACCAGTAGGGCCTGAACTTAGAGAAAGAACCACTTGTTATAATAAGTGGGGGGGAGAACACGCCTACGCTCTTACTTTTAAATCCATACTCAGACGCTACTCGCTCACATTGAAATAAGAACTGAGTATAAAGTTGTTGAGAGCAAGACCCTAATTTTGCTTTTTTCATTTCCTCATTTGCAATAGTCTTAGCTACGCCTTCTTTTGAAGTTCCTTTTTTTCCGTTTATACCTGCGGTAGCATAAGGAGGGTTAATAAGAAATACTAATCGCTTTCCACTCTCTGCCCCTTCTTTTAAGATCTTCTTTACAGATAAGGGCAATACATTGTCAGTTCCCTCAAAGAATGGACTTTCTGTTTCTGGGTTTAAAAAGTCATACTGAAAGACCTCTGACCCATAATTATATTCTTCTCTTTTCATTGCTATAACATCTGATTCTTCAGCAGTAGATAAGATAAGATTCTTAAAGTCATAGTCTCTAGTCAAGTTACCTGTACCAGCACAACAATCCCACACGATACAGTCATCTCTCCATGTTTCACCAAGCACTTTGTCCATCTCAGAATGTGCTTCATCTACCCATAAAGTAGGTGTATAGAACGCACCTTGTCGTCTACGAGTATCGTCCTCGATGATACGATCTCTCATAGATAATAGCTTATCAATGTCTTTTGCAGATAAACCACGCTCTCTACGCTCAAAGAATGCTCGCATAGAGGAAAGGTTTAGAGTGTACTCTTTGCCTCCCAAGATGATGGTGTCTTTCTTTGAAGGGTGTTCATAAGCATAGTTGCCATCTTCCTCTGAGTAAAACACACACCCGAAGAAAAGGTCGATCATCTCAACAGGCTGATAACGATCTTTAGGAAAGATATGATCAACCCAATACTGATACATTGCACTGATGTTCTTCTCCGAAGGCTTTACCTTAACAATAGCCCCTTCGGATAGTTGCTCACAAAGTTGTTTGAGCTTCTTCCCATCTACTTCAAACACAGACTCAAGATGCACATCAACGGCTACCTTTAGTTCGGGATCGGGTGAACTAGGTCGTCTACCCCAATCTATGTTAGCGTCTAAGAAACTTTTGATAGACTCAAAACTCACCACAAAGCAAAACTTTTCATCTCCAATGAAAATGACGCTAGGTAGATCATGCCCATTTTCCTCAAACCTCTTGCAGTAATAGAGAGCTTGAGCAAGAACACTTGATCGAGCAGTTTCAATCGTTAGGTCTGTGCCATACTTAGCTTCAAGTAAAACCCTTACAGGTGTCTTACTTGGTGTTTCCCAATCTAAGACTCCATCGGTAGCCCAATTTCGACCAGATATTGTTGTGAAGCTATCCCCGACCTCTTTTTCGAGGATGCCTCTTAGGAACGCATTTACATCTTGTTCTTTTCTCATATTGCTTCTCCTTATATCTCGTAATCATACCCTGTCGGTCTTTATATGATAAATAAGGGGTTACTACGAAGTAAGGAAACTCACAAATCTATCAATCACAGACTCCTCGTCTGAACGAATCTCTCCCTCCCAAATCACAAGGCAAGACACACCACAACGAGCATAGTAATCTACTACCTCTGCCTCATGCTCCTCATTGCTCTTTCCCGTCTTTGATTCCCCATGCCAGTAGTCTCCAAAGACCTCCACCACCTTATACACTCGTAAGTCATTCAAGATAACAATACCAGCAACATAACTCTCGTACTGACTCTCCGACAAATAGATGAAGTCGGGATTTCTTGCCCTATTGCTCTCTCTCAACCAATAAGAAAAGTTTCCTGTGTAGACCAACCTCTCTGGTGTAATCGAGTCAAAGTAGCTTTCTAGCTTGTTAGGTTTGTCGGACGATCTATTCGCCACACTACTTGGAGCAAAAGGAAGTCCATACCTTTCAAGACAAGTATTAATACGCTTCTCCTGGAACTCGTCAGTTTGTAAATAGTGTTCTGTACCATAACGCTCAAGATTGGTTGCTTTAGTGCGTTCTCTATGCTCGGCACATTGATTAGGGTGTTCTACACCATAACGCTCAAGGTTCGTCTTTTTAATGCGTTCCTTGATGATCTCCGAAGCAAACCCATTCTCTACACCATAACGCTTTAGGTTGGTCGCTTTACGCTTCTCTTTAACCTCATCACTATGGGCGATTTGTTCTACACCATAACGCTTAAGATTAGTCTCTTTCATCTTCTCTTTTACAGACTCATCTTGGAACACATTCTCAACACCATAGCGTTCTTTGACTGTAGCCTTACGCTTCTCATTTGTCTTAGGTATCGAAGTGAGTGCGTTATACTTAGCACGATAGTCTTTCGCATCATACCCATGCACCTTCCTCACATGGTCGGCAATACGCTTCTTACGATACCCACAAATCTTACAAGACAGGTAGTCCACACTCTCAATCAATTGAGGTTCATACAAACCCCTTTGGAAATACTCATCGAAGTTGAACTCGGACGAGGGAACTCCAATCTTGGTATCCCAATCGGGGCAAGCCTTAATGTGCAAAGGTAGACCCTTTGCCTTTACTACTTTCTTACAAGCTGGACAATGAGTTGACATATGTATCCTTTCTCTTAGTGGAGATTGATACTATACACCAAACTTTGCTTGCTTGTCAACCCCTAAACCACCCCTTGAGCCACACTCAAAAACTCCGAAATCATCTCGTAAGTACCTAGAAATAAAGGGAAAATAAGGAATCCCCGCGGCGAAAGAACGCCCCGACCAACATGCGGGCCAAAGGCACTTCTTATCCCCACGCCATATTTGGGTTGTTTTAATCCACGCATATATTTTGTAGTTCTTGCTTTAGCTTCAACCGACATCGACCACATTTGTTCAGCCGAAGATTTGAGTCCTTCATATTTGCTTGACCTGTCGATGTTAAGAGAGATGCCCCCGATGGAATAATCGAACTCGTCTACGATCCAGTTTGCTTGAAGAGCCATAGCCGCAAACTGTATCGCCCCTTGAAGAATGGGAGTTCTCCAAGCAGGTTTAATATTTACGAGTGAGTTAAGGTTTTGGAGTTCTTCAGTTTCTGGTGGTTGCATATTCCACCAATCTAAAGCTCTCTCAAGATACTCAAGCATCTCCTCATCTTCCCACACTTGACCAAAGACTTGATTGTAGCTACCAATGTTCGATTCATGCTCTGGTGGTCTGAAATGATAATACTTGTCGGGGTTCTGATCTCTAAGGAGCATACGCAACTTATAGACCATAGACTTTTGAGCTTCTGAGAGTTGTAATCCAAGTACAGCGTTCTCTGCGACTACCCCGAACTCTTGTACAACCGTTTGGGGTTGGCTGTTGACCAACTCTTTGAGGGTCCATCTGATCCGATAGCGACCATAGGTAGCTGTGGTAGGTATGCGTACAGATGCATAGTATTCACCTACCGATGGGTTTTCGGGTATGCGAGCTTGATCACCGATGAGTACATCTGTTTCGGGTGGTCCAGGGTCTACATAATAAAGTGCGTAAGTAATTTCAGCGGCATTAGACACATTCCCATTTGAGTTTGTGAGGAAGATGTCGAGATCGCCCCTTGAGAGTATTTGATTTCTTTTAAATGCTACAGCCATATTGAGCCTCCTTTAGTATAGTGTCATTATAAACAAGCTAAGAAAAGTTAAAGAATATACTATGAGTAAAGAGCAAAAGTACGAGAAGATTGACCATCCCGACCATTACCAAGCAAAGGGGATGGAAGCGATATCTGTGATCGAGGCATATAACCTCAATTTTTCGCTTGGTTCAGCGATCAAATATATCTTAAGAGCGGGAAAGAAACCTGGTGAGAGTTCTATTGAGGACTTGAATAAAGCTATTTGGTATCTTCAACGAGAGGTAGAGAGGCATAAAGAGGGCTAGGATCATATAAGGGGTTATTATCTGACTTCATATATGAAAGGACTGATTTATGTCTAACATGGAAACATCTCGTGAGGCACTTGAGTCAATCGAACCTCAAATCACCAATATAACAGATCGTGTATATCGGTACATCCTATCGAAGGGAGAAGATGGTATTACAGATGATGATGGATTTAGATCGTTAGGTATGAACCCGAACACATATCGCCCTTGTCGTATTAACCTCATGGATAAGGGTCTTGTCCTTAATACGAACACTAAGGGCATTACGGAGTCGGGCAGGAAAGCGTGGAAGTGGAAAGCAGTTGCCGAGTCTGAAGCAGTGCCACCAAATCGTGTCAAAAAGAGACAGCGAAAGACCTTACCCTCGATTGATCCTCCTCAGTTCCCTGAACATTGGGATACGAGTTTGAAGAAAGCTCAAGCACGACTTGTCTCTAAGTTATCTCAAAAAGAAGATGCACTTTGTCCCTGTTGTGGCGTAAGGGTTACAAAGTAATAGGTTCTTTTAATTTAATGGTGGGATCTTCCCATGCTCCACAAAGTTAGCATGAGCCAAAGGCCATAGCGTTTGGATTTGCCGAGAGATTTCTCTTGCTAAGAGTTTGATCTCCCATTGAGCATCGGGGTGATCCCTTTTAGCAATGAAACTATTAACCCAGTTGTGCAATGACCCAGTTGCCCAGTAAGTTGTATATAGATTCTGTGGGAGTATCATACGAGCTTGATCTCTTGCGACCCCTTTTTCTATTAACTGATTGTATAACCTAATAGAATCAGAAGCATGGCTTTTAATAGCAGACACAGCGTCTAGTTTAAGGAACTTAGGGTACTCATAGGGATCAAACTCTACGATGGGGTTAAATGTCTCATCAAGACTTGCTTGGCGGTTTTTAGTGTCTTGCTTCCTCATCTCATTTGGGAGGTAAAACTCGATGTCAGAGCTTGTGTATCTGCGAGAAATCTCGTTGTAAGAGAATGTCCTGTGTCGCATTTGTTGACGGGCTACGAAGAGTGGTACTTTAATCCAAAACGAAACGACATTATGTTCTGTGGTCGAGGTATGCCCCTCTTTAATGAGGAAGTTGCACAGCTTTTCCTCTCGCTCACCCATCTCGGTACTGACTTTCCCTAGACTTGCTCTCGCACTGTTTACGATAGTGAGGTCATCGCCCATAGATTGAATGAGAGAAACGCCCCCAATCCCATCCTCATAAATACTGACTATATCAGATCTAAAATCATTCGTCATAAGTCCACGATCCTTTCTCTATTTGTGGTATGTTTATCTATACCGATAGATCTTAAAAAGGAAAGTGAATAATGTCTCTAGGGGGGTCTTGGTTCAATCGAACACATCAGAGGGGAACGCAGGTAGGGTAGGTTTAAGGATGCTCTTGACAACTGAGAGCCTTTTTTTATAGAGCTTCTTGTACTGAACCTTTGAAAGAGGTACAGGTGTCTTTCTCTCTCTTGTTGTGGGAGAACATTCAATACAAATGTTTTCGTTAAAATCTTGAGTCAAGTAGTACAATGTACACTTGGGACAACGCTCATAACCAAACATAATAAACCTCCAAAGGACAGACAATGCGAAGAGATGGAACAGGGAAGTGTCCTGTACAGTGGTATATAGATGAACTAGGGAAAAAGATGTGGGTGTGTTCTGAACACCTCGCCCCTTACACGAAACACAGAGAACACTCGGAGAAGTGTTGGTACTCGACTTGTCTAGGTAGGAGTATGGTTGGATACCCTCTGACCCCTCAAGAACTGGAGGAGAGAAAGGCAGAGAAAGCACGAAAGACGATTAAAGAGGTCGAGGAAGTCATTCAGATTGACGAGTCAAAACAATCGACTAAGGAATGTGCCAACTATGGGTGTGCAAATATGATCGCTACAGGACGCAAGAGATACTGTTCTGACAAGTGTCGTATGCAAAAGGCTCGTGCAGACTATGAATCAAGAAACCCTAATCGAACTCGCAAACGCAAAGAGGTGGATTCTGAGAAAAAACCAAATCCGATCAGTCCTCCTAAACCTATAGCACCAGAGCCGAGCGACCTGTGTTCCTCAATCACCTGTTCTAATGAAGTACCTAAGACTCGAAAGGCTTATTGTTCAGACCCTTGTAGGAAACGAGCTTATGTACAGAGGAAAAAAGGTTGCTTTGAGACTAACGCTTAATCCAAGGCTTAGGTCTTTGAGGTCCATCGCCTCTTTTGTAAGCCCTATAAGCTTCTACAAAGTACATTGAATATAAGAGAGCGGTAAAAGAGATAGCAAGTAATGTCATTTTTAAGATCCTTTGGTTTATTTAAGGTTGGGTATATACCATTGACAGTATCCCCTAGCAAAAAAAAGTTAGGTTTAGACTATGCTCCATCTCTTTGACCCACACACAGATCATAAAACAGCCATTTTCTCACTGATTATTACCCTAAAATCTCTGACCCACACATCGTCTTTGGGTTTGATTTTTAACCGATTAGGTCTTAGTGCTGGTTCGATAAAGGGGTCTTTTGGATTTGACCTCCCTCGCTATGCAGAGAGGACATGACCCTCAATGTTTTTAATAGATCATTTATAAATGATCTTAAGTGATCTCTAACCTTAACTTAAATGGAGAACTCCTATGAGAAGATCAGCATCACAAATCATTAACAACCTTGAAAGACGCATTGCTCGTCTTGAGCGTACCTCAGCAACACGCAAAGTTGCAGGACACATCATCTTAGCAGGTAATGTAAATGTTCGTCAGATTAGGCGTGATCTTGAGGACACCTTTGGTATTGAGGACATTGATTTTGAAGATGGGGTTATTACTTTCCTCATGTCATCAATGGACAATAAAAAGGTCGAGAAACAGGTCAAAGCTCTCGCTCAAAAGCATGATGTGAAGTTTGAAAAGGGTGACTTCACCGATGGTCTTGGAATGATCTACACCAAGCAAGCATCTCGCAGAGGTCGAAGATCACATAACGCATGGACACCAGCTAGATTCAAGAGATAGGGATGTAATCTAAAGAGAGACTACAAGGATAAGGTAAGAACCCTCCACCTTCTCGGAGAGCAGTTTCTTACCCCCCTTAACGATTAAAAGAGTAGACGCTCCAAACTCTCTCAATTCAAGATGGTTACCTATAAAAACTCTCTCCCTTGGAAGATATGCGTTTTGGAGTTCAATCTCCAAACCATATTTAATCTTCTTCGTATGTAAAGACACTTCTTCTGGTCTAGTCGTTTTGACTTTAATAGACAACTCAGATTTATTCTCTTTATAGGTAGTCGTGTAAATCCTTGAATAATTTGCGTCCATACAACCTTCTTCGGGGTTGGCAGTGGCTAATACAGGGAATGAAAAAAGTACCATAACCAATAAGTTTCTTATCATAATCCTTTTTCTTTCTTATAACGGGCATATCTTTTTCTAACTGAAGAGACAGATCTATTTAACTCCAATGAAATCTTCTTATATGGAATTCCCTCTGATCTTGCTTGGTGGAGATAACGCAACTCTGACATTCTCCATTCTCTTTTTAGACCTAAGTTTAAATCCAACTCGCCTGCTTTTTTACGACAAGCCATCCATGTACGATCTACTAACACATCTGAAATCTCAAACCAATTTTTCCCTGTTGAGATCAAATTTATAAGTTGGTCTATATCCGAATCACACCAACTAGAGTTTTTACTTGTCCTTAGAGATAACCCTAGTCTTGACGCTTTGAGTTTAACCGAAGACAGGCTTTTGTTTAACTTTTCTGCAAGCCGATCAGACTTCATCTCACCAGACATCCTTCGGAGATATTTAACCTCTTTGTCAGTCCATGTCCTATTCGGTTTATACACCTTCTTTTTCTTAATACCAAGGGTTCTCATCCTACTCTTCACAGAACTCTCAGTACGATCCAACCTCGCAGTTATTTCGGATATGTTCTCCAAGTTAGCCCAAGCTCTTAAAGTTAAATCTTCTTCTGCATCCCATCTTCTATTTATACGAAGCATATTAGTCTCTCTCTCTCATAAACCTTTTATGACTCTCCCCTTTTTATATGATCACATCGACAAAGGCATACAAATGATTAACTTCTTACAAGACCCAAGTCACTTTACCACTATAAAAATGGCTTCTCTTTCGGAAAGACAACTAACAAGAATCGCCTGTTTGCAATATAGACAAGCAAAGACCCTTCGCCTTGCGTCTAACTGGTTAGCGAACCTAATCAGTTCGGGTGTAGCTAAAGTTAAAGGCATGGCGAAGTATGTTAAAAATGCGTTCTTAAAAATCTTAAAAGTGTTCTTTGTTCAAACTCCTGTTGTCAACCTTTTCACTAAGTTTTTCCAATCCATTGCTTATGAACGACTACTCTCAAAGCTCTATCACGCATGGGAACTTGGGGGCAAACATAGAGAGAGCGGTGAAGACCTTCTGAGTAGAGTGGGATTCATTAAGTATTACGGGTCAAGAGATGGACTCTTTTTTTATGATGATTACTTGAGTGGATATGAAGAAACCGCAACTACTAAAGACCTAAGAATCAAGGCGATAAACATCGCAAAAGAGGATATTGGTCTTAGGACAGTTACAGAGATTATAAAAACCGCTTGGGAAACAATAAACCCCGTAAAACTCGTTGAATCTTTTTATACCTCCATACATGGGATTGGGAAAAAAACAGACCAAAGTTTTCTCAATATCCTTTTATATCAGTTAAACTTCGCCATCCCCATGATGTTAGCTATCTCCCTCCCACACCTTTTCACTCTTAAAATCTTAGGTGGGCTGGCATTAGGGTCACTCATAGGGTACAACCCTAAAGATGTGTTTGTAGGACAGAGCACTGCTATCAAGAAACTCAAAAAAGAGATTGGCGGTCTCTTCTCAAAGCAAAATAGAAGATTTGAATTAGAAGATCTCTACGAAGAGATCCCTGAAAAAGAGGTCTTCTATCATGATGCACAAGGTGATCTTAAATCTGTTGCAAGAGCTTCAAGAGAAGAAATAGAGGAACTAGTTAAAAGTATTTAGCCCTTTAGTGTATTTAGCCCTTTAGTCATATAATGAAGTATGACTAAAGGGAGTAAGAAAATGTACTACGCAGGAATAGGATCGAGAAAGACACCACAAGCCTGTCTTGACTTTATGACTAAGATAGGTCGGGTATGCACTAAAAAAGACCTCACACTGAGATCTGGTGCTGTCGGGGCAGACCAAGCCTTTGAGCGTGGGTGTGATCTTGAAAGTGGTCAGAAAGAAATCTGGTCTCCTAAGAGTCAACACATCGTTGAACATGAATGGGCGATTGAGAAAGCTAAGGCTGTGTGTTGGGAATACCCTTTACACAAGATGAAGCCTTATACACGCTCACTTATCATACGCAATATGTATCAGATCTTTGGAGATGATGAAGAAAACCTCAAGCCTGTTAAGTTTGTCGTCTTCTATTGTGTGGGAGACCCACTTATGCGAGGGAAAGAGTCTGGGGGGACACGATATACTGTCCGAGCCGCACATAACTATAATATCCCCCACTTCAACCTAAGAACAGCCCAACTCTATTTTGCAGAGTATTTAAAGGCTTACCCCAACCCCTTACTCAACCCTCAATTTATCCCCTTTTAGGTTGGTGGTCTTTAAAGCTCATCTCTCATTTTGAAAGGTTAACCACCAACTCCTCACAAGAATAATTTAACATCCTCCGAGCATAGTTTTCAGTACACGCTTCAAAAGGGGCAACTGTCACTTTCCTATATTCATATGCACATTCGGAGACATATAGGTAGGCTAAGTCACAGAGTCTCTTCTCTTCTTGCTCTTGCTTTTCTTTCTTAGTTTGAAGCTTACAGTCCACCATCAAAAAAGTGATGAAAATAATAATAGGTAATACTTTCATATCGTTCCTTAGTTGATTAAAAACCCTCATCCTTCTTTAGAATGTCTCATACATGACATAATTTATCGTCACATCCATTGATACCACATACTTATTAAGAGTCCCATATAAAACTGCAATGTTTGGGTCATGCGAAGGACCTGTAGAAAAATTAGCGGGTACAAAATGAGGGTAAGTTGTCCAGTGTACCCCCGCTGTGTTGTCTGTTTCTAGATTCCAAAAAATCTTCGTGTTTGCAGACATCGAATTAACTGGAGCGGTTAATGTGAAGTCTGTAATATTAGTAGCCCCTGTGGATACGGTAACCTGACCGATATGGATTATTTTTACTCCTAGTGATTTAAGAACACCATCCGCTTGAACTGTTAAAAGTCGTTGGTCATTGCCCACAGAATTGGGGACCGAAGCTGAACTCACCTCCACATCATCGGCAGTTAAGATAATATCCCCGTTGCCATCCGTAGCTAAGGAAATATGCCCGTCTGACCCTAAACCTGTGGAGATATTTATATCTCCTCCACCTGTACCTCCACCAGTGGAAATATTTACATCACCACTCCAATCAGCACTAGCTGTACCAGATCCTATAGTCAAAGCACCACTCCGTTGTGTCGAGGTATCTCCCGTAGTAATACTGACAGAACCAGATTCATCGATACCCCCTTGACCCGAACCTATAACAATGTTGCCCGAATGACCTGCGTCAGCTGTGTTTGCAGTACCCCCTGTCTTTATTGTAACACCTCCACTTGTAGACCCTGTATCAATAAATGGAGCACCCGAAGTAATAGACACATCCCCTGATGTTAAATTCCCTCCACCTGTGGAAATATTAATCGCACCACTTTCATTTGAAGCTACAGTATTCGCATTCCCTGTATACAAACTTATCGAACCACTATTTCCATCAATGGTACTTGAGCCTGACCTAATTACAACCCACCCAGAGTCCCCTCCTGCATTTGAAGAGAAAAATTGCATAGATCCACTGTTGCCCTCCTCGGACTGACCCGAACTTAAAGACACCGAACCACTAGTGCCTATCTCGGTTATGCCTGTTGTTAGGGTTAAGCTCCCCGAAAATACATCATAGGTACTTCCTGTTCTAATGGTTATACCCCCACTATTTGCTAACTGTGTATTGGTCCCATATACTGGAAATCCGTTGACTTCTGGACCACCTGTGGCGATAGTGATTTCACCACTTGAAACAGTATCCGCGTCTGTAAATCCTGTTTTGATTAAGATTTCACCACTGTCTTCACCAGTTGTAACACCCGTGTGTATGTCTATCTTTCCTGATAGATCTGCTACTGTTTGATCCCCTGTGCGTATGTCTATATATCCCGAATTACCTGTACCTGTTTGATCCCCTGTTGAGATATTGAAAAGACCACTATCTCCACTACCTGCGTGAGACCCTGTGGTGTACCAGATCCCACCCCCTTCTTGAGTGTTATTACCATCAGTGACATTCCCTGTAACTGCTTGAATATGACCCCCTTGGCTTCCGCCTGTGGAAGCCCCAGTGACGAACTTTATTCTTCCTGGTTGGGAATACGAATCACCTGTTGTCAGATCTATATTACCCGAAGTATCACCTAAACCATCTGTTGCACTCCCTGTGTAAATATTAATAGTACCACTATTGTCTCCACTTGAGTCGCCCGTGTAAAGACTTACATCACCTGTTTCCCTCGCTGAGTTTCCTGTATAAAGAGATAATGTACCACTGTTTGCCCATGCTCCAACACCTGTTCCTGATGCTACTGTAACATCACCTGTGTTGTACGGA